ATGGCAACCTTCCAGAAACGCAATGGACGTATCACTGCCACTATCCGCATAAAGCCACATAAACCACAGTCAAAAACTTTTGATACGATACGTGATGCGAAAGCATGGGCTAAGGAAACTGAAGTTGCTCTAACAAATGAAAATCATAAAATCTATGACCACATTATCTTGAAAGATGCTTTAGAAGAGTATCGTGACACAATTTCAATTAAAAAACGAGGCGCCGATCGTGAGATTAGCCGCATCAACTATATTCTAAAACATATAAAGGCTGATATAGCTTTAGTGAATGTTGATAAGGAGTTTTTAGTCTCATGGCGTGAGTGGCGTTTGGAGAATGTTTCTTCATCTACAGTAAGACGTGATTTTATTTTACTGGCGGGATTTTTCACCTGGTGTGTAGAAACAAAACTATGGCTGGGCAGAAACCCAGTGAAGGATGTTCAGATTCCCAAAGACTCACCGCATCGTGAAAGAATTATTCAACAAGAAGAAATCGATACCTTATTGCCATATTTGAGTGATGACTTAAAAGCTATTTTTCTTTTGGCGATTGAAACGGGAATGCGTCAATCTGAAATAGGTGGATTAGACTGGAAAAGAATCCACTTAAGCAAACAATACTTGGTGCTGACAATTACTAAAAATGGTAGACCACGAGAAGTGCCATTGAGTAAAAGGGCAGTTCAAATCTTAGAATCATTAAATCCTAAAACATCAGGTCCATTATTTAAGTATGAGTCTATTGAGATAAGCACCGAGTTTATGAAAGCTAGACTGGCTGCTGGATTAATGGGTTTCACTTTTCATGACTCAAGACATACAGCGGCTACCCGAATTGCTTTAAAACTTCCCATTCTGGACTTGTGTAAAATGTTCGGGTGGAGCAATCCAAAACGTGCAATGACATACTACAACCCCACAGCTAGTGAGATTGCAGCGCGCCTCTAACTGTCTTGAGCGAATATTTACCTTGAGTATTTTTCAACTTATGTTTTTGCTCAAGCTTCTTAAAAAGATGACGTGTTAGTCCAGGAATGCGGTCACAAAGTTGAGTAACGTTTAATAGCTCATCGCTTTGCTGATTAAGGGCTTCTACAATTGCCAGCGAAGTCTCCTGACGGATCAGGTCACGCAGTTCCTCTTCTTGGATCGTTATTATTTTGACTGCTCCCATTAAGATTCCTCCAATTCGTTAATGACTTCTATACTTGTTATGGCTTGCTTCATCCAAACAACTATTTCACTCATGGTACCTCCTTGAGACTAGCTACCACATCAAAAGGCAACTTCACATCAACGTTTGCTTCTTCATTTCGAGCAATGTAGTCATTCACGATATGATAAATAAGCTTGGTTTCTTCACTATTGAATTCTGAGCCGGTGCCACCAATTACCCGGGCAGATAATGATTCTCGAATACCTTTTGCTAATTCAATTTCCATCATGCTCTCCAGGTTGCTTCTTTCAATTTTGCATCAGTAATTAGATCTTCAATTTCACCAACGCCTACATTGCTAAATATGTGGGTCATCTTAGCCCCGAACACTGTGAGTGTTCGGGTGATGGTGGAATATTTAAAGTTCATTAAGGTTCCCCAATCGCAGCAGTGAAGGGATCCAATTCAAGTCGACGCTTCTCAACCATTTCCATTAATCGCGGTTGAATTTCTTCATCACATGCCGACACATCAATTTCCAGTGCATCCAGCTCAGTCAGGTCTTCAGCTTTCTGAATACGAACCGCAAGGGAAGATTGAGCCTTAGGTGGATTAAGCTCGACCAGGCGTTTATTGATTGCATTAATTAATGGCTTGCGCTGTTCTTCGGTCCAGTGCGTGGTGTACTTGATTTGAGCATTGGCTTCCATTGGTGTAGCTGCATTGGCAACATTTCCAAGTAATTCATTTAGTAACACCTGATGAATATCGTCTACATCGGCCTGAACTGGCGGTTCCAGATGCTCATCTTTTTTGGATTGAATGAGACTTTCAGCTTCTTGTTGCAGTCGCTTAAGTTCATCAACGCTTAAATCATTAGCCAGTTCAACCTTAGGCGTGTATTGCTCAGGGTCAAGTTCAAGTAATTTATCCTCAGTCAGCTTGCACAAGTGTTGTTGATCTTCACGCTCCAGATGGCCATTAGCCATAAAGACAGGGCGTAGAGCCAAAACGTCCCGTGTTGTTGTGCATTCATCAATTTGAGCCGTAAACTTCTCAACCAATTTCACCGCATCAGTTTCAACAAATTCTTCTGTTAAATTTTCTTCTACTGCAGTAACTGGACCTAGCTCGGTAATCTGAATATTTGAATGGCTTTCAAATGTCTTTTCTTCTACATCATTTGATGTTGAGTTTTGGTCATTTGCAGCTGGTTCTTCTGTTTTTCGGCTACGACGTTTTTTGGTTTTACCTGTATTGTCAATTGTTGGTGGATAAAAGATGTTCCGTCCAAACAGCTCGCCAATTGCCTGCAGCTGTAGTTCTGCATTTCCTTTATCTGCCTGGGCGAAACCATTACGCACAGATGCGAAGTATTCCATGCACTGTTTGCTGTATTTAACCTGGGAAATATGGTCGGGATAGACAATGAATATTTCCTGACCTTCCGCTACATCATCATGAGTTAAAGGCTTGGCAAATGTAATACCTGCCAATTCCATGGTTTCAACTTTGATGCAAAACTCATAACCTGGTTTAGCAAAGATGTTGGCAGGGAACTGATCGATATCATCAAACTCGATCAATTCACCAATAGCGCGACACATGATATTTCGACCGGCCATCATTGCTGCAAAAGCTTCATTACTATTTAAGATATTCATGCTGACCATCCCTCCATGTCTGATTTCGCCTGACAAGCATTTAAAATTTGTTGTTCGTACTTTGAGCCTTTGAAGTAGTTCGCAGGTCGATTTAGATCATTGATGTGACTGGCGCTCTGAATATCCTTTAATGCGGCCTGATAATCATTTTCGAGACGTGCTTCATTTTCAGCATGTAATTGCTGCTCATTGGCTTGTTCTGCTTTTTGGGTACGCTGAATGATTGAGTGAATGCCAGCGCATGTCTCATCAAACTTTTGTTGTTGGACATCGTGCAGACTATTTAGTCCACGTTTGGCACAATACTTTTCGATATCAATCCCGGCCTGCTGCATAAGGGCTTCAAGTTCTAAATATTGATTGCCATTAATACATGCATCAGCGGATCCGGAGTTCAACCATTGTTTGAGCAATATGCCAGCCTGTTCTGAAAGCAACATAGGTTCATTAAAAATACGGGTACGGTCTTTGGTTCTGATCGCATAGTTATCATGAGTTATATCTAGAACGGTAGTGAACTCATATTCGATACCATCGCGCTGTTCGGCTTTCATGCCCACTTTTTCGACTTTCTTCTTACCGTTACCTGCATCAACCTGAACGGTATCCATCTTGCTACGCATGGTCACAATGATATTGATGCTTGATTGAAGCATTGCATCAATAAACTTGCGATGACGTGGAGTAACCTGACTCCAAGCGCCCCAGCTATTACCTTTGAAAGTTGTACTGGCAAGCTTGTCTACAATCTCTAAACAACCACCAACCCCAGACCACTCATGAGTAATGCTATCCAGGATTAAAGTATCGAAACCAGCTTTCTCTGCAGCATGAATAGCATCAATAAACTTTTCAGGTGTGTACGGAGGCTGAATGTTGGCATGCTCAAACTCAACAACATCTTCATACAGTTCAGCACTACTATTTTCTGTATCTGCTACTGCAATTCGGCCCCCAATTCCTTTAGCCAAAAGAAGCGCACCTAAGGTTTTTCCTGAACCGGTAGGACCGGCAAGGGCAAGACGTAATTTTGCATTTTTGCGTTCGGCTTTCTTAAAAAATACTGACATGATAATTCCCCCTTAAGCCCTAACCCAGCCAATACGTTTTTTGAAAGCACGACGTTCACGCAATGGAATATGCGAACTTTGCAAACCAATAGCCAAAGCCTTACGACGTTGAAAAGCTGCTTCACGTTCAAAATTAGAACGGATCCATGAACGAGCTAAGTGCATTTCCAAAGTGACGAGTTCAAGACCATCTTCACGTTCGATGTAAAGCTTTTGACCTTTCATCACATAGTTGTGATAGCCCAAACGCATGCGCATGTTGCCTTGTGCATCGTTGCCTAGGTATTCAGAGAATTTTTGTTTAGTAGTCATTAGTAAGCTCCTCCAAACACAACAGTTAATAGAGCACTGATAAGCAACCAAGCGCAGAAAGCAAAGATACAAAACAGGATGAAATCCTTAAAATCGGCCTTAACTTTAGCGCGCTTATTTGCCTTAGTTATTTGCTCACTTGAAGGCGGTTGTTGACGAAGAATCCCTATTGTTGGGATGTGGCCAAACTCTGGGGTTTGACTATGGGAAGGTGTTTGGTTCATACTTATTTCACTCACAGGTTAGGTTGTGGGTCACGCCCCAGGTAGTTGCTGCTACACTGGGGCTTTTCTATGTTTATGAGATTTAGTTTAGTAAACGAAACAAATTTAGTCAATAGTTTATTTTAGTTTAGTAAACTAATTTTATGTAAGTAAACTTTTATGTTTTAATGGACAAAAGAAAACCCGCACTAGGCGGGCTTTAGAAAAAATCTTTAAACGTTAACATCGAGTTATATTCCTTCTTTTGTAGTGATCTAAAACTATATTCAAATCAGCCATAAGACCTAATTCATCATAATTTCCAGAAGCAAATTTGAGTAAATTGGGTAAATAGTTAGTTTTATGATCATAAGAATAATCACTACATAAAATATGATATCGAATCCTTAGGCCGGTAAACTCAGAGTCTAATTTTGCTGTATATACAGTTAAAAGGCTTTTTGAACTTTTAAAAGAAGTAGAATTTAATGGTGAATCAATTGAGTCCAGCTTGTGTTCTTTGCAAGCAGTTAAATTTAACAATAAGAGTAGGGTAGAAAGTACTGCTTTCTTCATGGTTATAATTTTTAGCCATCGTATTTTTTTATTGTAAACTTAAATTAATAAAAAACCCACATTTAAGTGATGTTAGAGATTTTTTATTTTTTATTAAAAAATAAAACTATCCCAACTATTGCAAAAATATTCACTAAGAGTAAGAAAAGATTAAATATCATATTGAGATTAGTTAGTTATTTACTCAATAAGTATATTCTAAAGATATATATTAAATGTATCTTTATTTTTAACAGAAAAAAGAAAACCCATTACTGGGATGGGGCTGATTGAGCTTGGTTTTAAAAAAAAGTATCAACAAGATGAAATTTAAATGATTTGCGTCAGGTTTACGGTTTTTTGCTAATCATTATTAATAGATTTAATTAAAATTTTATTATGATACATTTTTTTATCTGCATCTATGATAGCTGCTGACAACCCATATGCTGGATTGCGCATTGCAAGGCCAATTGCAGCACTAATTCCAACTTTTGTAAAAGCGCTCTGAATTCTTGATACAAGTTTCTCAGCATGCTCTAGGTTAGTTTCAATAGTCATTACAGCAAACTCATCACCACCTAAACGAGCGACAATATCATTATTACGTACAGTATTTTTGAGAGTAAAAGCCATTCTTTGAATTAGTTCATCACCAGCAGCATGCCCTAAAGTATCATTGGTGGTTTTAAGATCATTAAGATCAATCATAAGTACAGCAGTAGGGTGACCATATCGCTTGCAGCGCTCTTCTTCTTTGGCAATAAGCTGATCCCAGGCACGACGGTTGAAAAGTCCAGTCATTGGATCAGACAATGCTTCCATTTCAAAACGTTCAGCTTTACGTATATGTTCATCTGCTTTTAATTCAGCTTGAATTGTATAACTAAGTACTTTCGCTATCAGCTCAAATAATGGAGCATCTTCAATAAGAATTTTAGATTGAGGTTCAGGGTCAATCGCACAAAGAGTACCAAAAAGGGACCCATCTTCTTTTAAAAGAGGTTGACCGATATAAGCTTGAATAGTAACAAGCTTATTTATTGGTGCTTCTGTATAAACTTGAACATCAGGCGAATAGGGGACAATACGCGGCGCATTGCTTTGTACCATATGTGAGCAGAAAGAATCTGCCCAACGAAACACTTGTCCTGGCTTAACGTCATAGCCATTATCTTCACTTAATAACACAATCCAGTCATCACCCTCAGTACGGGTAATCATCCACAACTTAAATCCAAATCGTTGGGATAAGAATTTTAAAATAGCTTGGCCAGCCTCTTCAAAATTCTTAAAGTTAATATTATTCATTAAGTTAGTCCGTTATTTATACTAAGAGAGATATGATAAAATACAATTTTTAGACTACAGTGCCATATATTGTGATTTTAAACTGATTAGCTCACTAATTATTCAAAAATGTAATTCACTTTACCTAAAATTACTGCCAATTTCATTGGCTAATAAATGTATTATTACTTCATAAAATAAGAAGAAAACCCGACGTAGAGTCGGGTTAGTGATGCTTTACTTTGTTATTACAGATCTGGTCATGAGAGGATAATTGTTGGAGACTGGATTATAGAGAAAAGAAAACCCACAGTGGTGGGTCTGTGCGATCGAATACCATCCTTAGTATTTTGTAAAGATAGTCTCATAAGATGACATTATTATTTAGATATGCTTTATAAATAACCATGCTGGTTATTTTTTCTTATTATGAAAAATGACCAGTAATACCAGAATTACCGCGATAACAGTTCTTTCTATATTGGCCTCCTATAGATTGCGTGAAATTTTTAGCAAGGAATATTGTCTTTTTTCTTGTAGTAATTCAGGGTGAAATTTAAGTCAGATAATAACTTTATCCTGGTGTAATCTAGTGAAAGCTTCATTAATGCTGGTATATAGTTATCTTTGTACTCAGTAGGATAGTCATTACATAAGATTTGTTTACGCACATCCTGTGTAGTGTTCGGATTCTCAAGCTGATCCAGAAATTTAGCAATTTTTTTATCTGAGTTATCAAATTGGGCTTGTGCCACAGGATCGGTTTTCTGAGAAGTAGTAGCTTCCTCTGGTTGCTTTTGGCAGCCGGTGATAGCTAAAGTTAGAAGTAGGGCGGTTATAGTTATTGTTTTCATGATTTGATTTTGTTGTTATTGGTGAGCTATCAATTATAAGTGAAAGAAAATATAGTTTTTGAAAATTTGTTGATAAAAAATACATTTAAAGTTTCTACGATCGTAAATTTAAAGAAATAAATGTATGATGCACATCATTAAAAGGAATGATGTGATATGGAACAAAAAATTGTTGACCTCTTCGCCGGTGTAGGAGGGTTAAGTTTAGGTGCTGCACGTGCAGGATTTGATGTAATTGGTGCTGTTGAGATAGATGATCATGCTATTTCTACCCATTCCAAAAATTTTCCAAATACATTTCATTTTCAAAAGGATATTCATCATTTAACAGCTGAAGAAATTCTAAAAGAATTGAAAATTTCTAAAGGTGAATTAAAGGGAGTTATTGGAGGGCCGCCTTGCCAAGGTTTTAGTACAATTGGTAAGAGAGATTTAGAAGACTCTAGAAACAACCTTTTCAATGATTTTTTTCGTTTGGTGAATGAGTTAGAACCTGATTTTTTTGTTGCTGAAAATGTGATTGGAATTTTAGATGATAAGTATAATGATATTAGAAAGGCCGCATTTTCTCATGTAGAGAAAGATTATAATCTATTAACTCCAATAAAAATTAAAGCTTCAGATTTTGGTGTGCCCACAATACGGACAAGGGTCTTTTTCATAGGATTCCATAAGAAAAAAATTCAGACTCCATTGGATCCAGCAAATTTTCTAAGAAACAAAGAAGATCCTATAATCGTTGATAATGCATTAAAGGGGTTACCTATCCAAATAAATCCATTGTGGATTAAAGGAGAAGATACATGGCAAATGATCAATAAAAAGGATTTCATAAGAAATACGTTTTATGAAAAGGTAAGTGGCCAAATTCCTAATGGAATAGGTGATAAGGATACAATCGAAAAATATCAAAAATTAAATTTGGTTTCAGGTTGTCATGGCACTAGACACACAACAGAGGTAATTCAAAGGTTTTCCATGCTTAAGTGTGGGGAACAAGATAAAATTTCAAAGTGCACTAGATTAAAGCCAGATGGTTTTTGTCCTACATTAAGAGCTGGGACAGGTAGTGATAAAGGTAGTTATCAAGCAGTCAGACCAATTCACTATTTAGAACCGAGAGTAATTACACCTAGGGAAGCAGCGAGATTACAAGGCTTCCCGGATTGGTTTGTCTTTCATGAAACTAAATGGCATAGTTTCAGGCAAATAGGAAACAGTGTAAGTCCTATTGTTGCTGAAATGGTACTGAAAGTTATTTTTGCGAACTATTATAGCAAGCAGTAATAAATGGCAGTATTGCATACCAAAATGATAGAATGGAGCTTTTATCCCAAATTAAATCTTCAGAATGCACCGTAATTTGCAAGTTTTGAATGCACAAAAAAGCTTTTTCGAATTTCTTTTCGTTGCAAAGGGAATGTAGTGTTGAGATACGTCTACTATCAAGTTTTAAATGTTGCTTTTCTTCCATTTTATTAAGGCATCGAAAAACTATTTGAGATAGAGAGGGATTCTTCGACTTTATGTCCACTTTAAATTTTTTACTGTAATGGTCGCAGCTCAATTCAATAAATGCCCTCATCAACATTAATGTAGCAATCGGTAATGTAGTAATTTTAATTTTTATAAGTTCTGCTAAGAGGCTTCTTAGCTTAACTTCGTCCTCGGGTATAAAAAAAGGAATTTTTGCTTTTTGAGTACAGAATAAATATTCATAATCAGAAATATGGCTTGGGGCAAAATAATTAGGGTCGTATTCGTAAAAGCTATTCGACTCATTAATATTTTCTGAAAAATGATCCTGTTGATCCTGTTGATCCTGTTGATCCTGTTGATCCTGTTGATCCTGTTGATCCTGTTGATCCTGTTGATCTTGTTGATCCTGTTGATCGTGTTGATCCTGTTGATCTTGTTGATCTTGTTGATCCTGTTGATCCTGTTGATCCTGTTGATCCTGTTGATTTTGTTGATTTTGTTGATTTTGTTGATTTTGACTAGGATCATTACCAAAAAGGTCATTTATTAATGAGTTTTCGTCATTTATTGGCCTATAACCTTTTTTCAAAACTTTAGTTGTGTGTTTGCGCCAATCTTCAGAAAATTTTTTCATAACTTCTAAAGATTTTTTGTAAGTTTCATTGTTTAAGTCAACATCAGTTTTACTAGTATTCCATGGCAGTTTTCCTGCATTGCCAATGAAATAAGCCTTACCAATAAAACCAGTGTGCTCACTGTGAAATTTAGTATGCCAACCAGTGTCTGCAGTCCAGTCGAATAATTTTACTGCTCTATCATTACAATATATAAACCAACCACACTCCTGAGGAGTAGCATTGGTATCTTTGTTATAACTTTTTTCGTAAGTAAAGAAATGGTTTGAACTTTGACCTAAGGAGATAATAATTTTAGTCCCTTGATGAGTAAATTCTTTAAATAAGGGTTTAAATCCACTGTTAGTTCTAATAGCGATTAAGTGTGGTGTTATACTATTTTCATTAACTATTATTTTTAAATTTTTCTTCAAAAACTCACTATATCGTTTTGAGACATTATCACAAAATGTTTTGATCCATTCTGGATTTTCAAAGCTCTCTTTAATCTCTGAATTTAAATTCTCAATGGATATTAGGGTACCACTGCTGCCTTGTATCTCTTTAGAAATTATTGGAAGTGACCAATTATCATTGTCTCTTATAAATTTAGAGACATCTAAAGTTATAATGGATCTTTCTGCATTTGTTTCTGTCGAAATTTTAATTTTTTTCCCAATTTTGAAAATGGCACGATTCAATCCAATACCGTAAAACCCAATACTGGTAGTGTGGTGATCAGTTTTTGTTCCAAATCTTAAAGTATCCTTTTTTAATAAATTTTGATCAATACCTTTACCATTATCCTCAATAGAAAATAAATTTTTTTGTAATTTTAATTCGATAGTATAGTTTTTATAGTCGGAAACTATTTCATCTGAATGCCCAGGGTATGCATCGATAGAATTATCAATTAGATCAAAAAGGCATTCTTCAAGCGTAACATCTTGAGTTATTCCATTCACTAAGTATTCTTTGGTAGGTCTTGTATCTGCTAGAATCTTTTCAGTCATTTTAAATCCGAATTTTAAGAAAAATTTTAAATATCTCGATATAACCCAACAACTTTAAGCCATTACCCCAGATCACTGGTGACTTACTTTTTATACACCCCAATAACCCAAAAACTTTACTGACCAGCTTCATCTTTCTAGCTACCCAAAATGCTGAATCCGTTTAAATTTTTTATTAGCCTCAATATGAGTTCTATAAAATTTATCTCTGTCTACTGAGTCTATAAATTCTTTAAATGTGCTCGCTTCAAGAAGCCTGTAAATAAATTTCTCACCAGTATTAAGCACTACCGTTAATAAGAAGTGCTGATAAAGTACATGACTGATATTGCGTGAGTCTATTTCAATTGTTTGCATTTATAACACCACAGCATCCAGATCACATGTGACTTACTTTTTAAACATCTCTATACAACCTAAACAAACTCATACCGGCTCAGCTTCGCAGTATTTAAAAATTCTTCCTGATTACATAATTCTATTCTTGAAATAAAATCTAGTGGCATAGTTAGTCTCTCAGCAGTAATAGTTTCGAAGTGAACCCAAATAGCAGCATCTTGATTTTCGAAGCTAATACTTACAAGTTTGACCAGGTCATAAGGATCACTATCGTGGAGTAGGACAATATTGTAGAAATGATCTGTACGTACATAAGAGATAAGCATTTCATGAATAGCAGTTTGCTCCTCCCTGCTTAGCTCGCTGTATTTACTTATCTCAAGGGAATTGTATTCTTTACTCATTAATCATTCTCGTTGTGTGAATAGTCCGCATAAAGCGGCTTTTATTAATCTTTCTCATCTATCTCTTGACTCAGTTTTCCTTCTTTGGCCAGCCGGATGATCTCTTTGAAGCTGTATACAGGGATAAAACGTCCTTTTTCAAGCCCTTTGACTAAAACCTGAACATCAGAAGTAGATAGATTTATTCCTTCATTCTTTTTTGCAGCCTCTTTAAGGCGATTAACAATTTGATTAACAGGTAGTTGGGAGTGATCCACTTTGGTGCTCCTTAAGTTACATCCAACAATAACTTTACCAATTTAATTAAGTCGCATATAGCGGCTTTTTTGTTAGCGTCGAATGCGTTTTACAACTTGTTTCCACCAATACTGACCCAATATTGCTACACCTTCTGATTCAATTCGACTAGGGGAATAATACTCATCAGGAAATTGGTTTTTATCAGAATTTGCTGAAACAGCTTTAAATCCACCTTTACCCTCATCGTTCCAATTGAATAGGTATTTAATTTTGGTGTCATCTCCCACCTGAAAAGCATAAATTTCACCGTCATAAATAGTTTTAGCAGACATATCAATTGAGATAGCTTGTCCATCTTTCAATTTAGGAAACATACTCTCACCACGAACATGAATTACTTTGGTGGTAGATGGTTCGACATTACACTCTCTAATCAAGTCAACAGGAAATAACATTTTGTTATTACTTGGTTTTTCTAGATTTAAATAACCATTCCCTGCGCTAACAAACACATCATCATAATAATCAATAGCAACATACCCATCTGGAACAGGGTCTCCATCTTGATATATACCCACTTCCATCTTAGCTATATCTGCATTGCTTTTTTCTGAAATTTGCACTCCAGTTAAAATCCAATCAGGGGTTGTTTTTAATAATCTTGCTAACGCGAGAAGTCTCTCTCCCGATGGGGTATTTAGTCCACTCAACCAATGAGATACAGCTCCTTTACTAGCACCTGTTGTGCCTACTAAGTCTTTATGCTTTAAGCCTAGCTCTGCCATCCTGCGCAAAATTCTATCTGCTGTACTGCTCATAAGTTTATAACCCTATACGTTGTTTAAAATAATAAACACCTATATTGACTTTGTCATAAACATATAGTTTACTTAGATAAACAAAATGTTTAGGTTAATAAAGTGAATATTGATGATTTAAAAGCCTTCTATCAGGCAAAAAATGATGCTGATTTGTCTAAAAAACTAAATAGACCAAGATGCACTATTTATTTTTGGAAAAAAAATGGAATCCCACCTCGTACACAAGCAGCTTTTGAAGTTCTAACCAAAGGGAAGTTAAAGGCAAATTTAGAAGCCTTAACCGCTTAAACCAATTATCAACCAGTAATCATTTCAAAGAAACGTGAAAGAAAACAAGGATTTCACAATGCAGGAAATATCACTTAGCCGGGAAGCTCAAACGGCTATCTTCAAAATGATCAACCAGACCAAAGGAATTTCCCCAAAAGATATTTCTGAAGTTACTGGTGACTCACATAACACGATTTGCAACTACGGAAACGTGGGCATGCCTAATCATCTGCCGAGTTTAAAAAAGCTCGAAACAATCATGATGTATACGCAAAACCCTGAGATTTTGAAAGTTTGGGCACATCAAATGGGCTATGCATTGGTTCCCGTGAACTGTGATTCAAGCAAGCATCATGAATTGTCAATTTTTGAAGCAATGATGCAACACAACATTAAAAACGGTAAGGCAAACCGTGTTGTGTATGAGGCTTATGAAGATGGTGTTATCACCCCAGCTGAGTATGAAGAAATACATGCGCTCACACAGGGTTTAACAGAATTGATCGCTGCTGTAGATCAAGCAGCACTTAAGCAAATGCAGAAATACACATCAAATTTAGAAAAAGAAAAAGCCTGATTTCGTGGATCAGGCTTTTCGGTGTGTTCACAAGTCTATGAAGGAAAAATGAACATGAAATCAAATTTAACACAACATCAATGTATTGGTAAATGCACTGAGTATAAAGAAGAACAGTGTAATACCTGCTTAGTCCAGCAAATTGAAAAACGAGAATTCGACCTGGGTCTGGCCCTGGATGACGCCTACGTGAAATGCGATTTTATTAAAGGGGATGTAGTGGTTTATAAGAACCACATATCTTTCGATAGCCTTCAAGCCATTAATAACTATCAGACGAATGAATACTACTGGCTTGAGAATGGCCAGCTTGTCCACCGAGATGATATTCGATCTGCTACTCCAGGTGAACTCAAGGCTAAACATCGTCTGGATCAACCTACTGCATTATTCGTCTCGGGGTCATCATGAATATCCAATTTAAAAAACAGCCGGACTTTAAGCAGCAGCAGGGCATTCAAACATTTTATGAACCTGCTTTACGTGTGTTGGATGAAATCCATGAACAAAAGAAATTAAGCCTTCGCAAAAAGGGCTACGACGAAAACAACGCCGCCGTTACCAAAATTGAATTATCCCAGTTAATGGCGCGGAGATTTCGTATCACAATTTATCTGGCTGATCAGATCGTATCAAGTTTAGTGAAGTCGAATTCAGTTGAATCATTTGGTGGGTATGTGAAGCCAAAAGTAGTAGAGATTTAGTTATGAGCTTAGACGCTTCAAACTGGGCATGGAAAGCAAATGTTAAGAATGCTTCTCAACGTATTGTGCTTTTATCATTAGCCGATCGTGCTGGTGAAACTCACCGTTGCTATCCCAGTGTTCGACGTTTAGTAGAAGACACCAAACTTAACCGTAAAACAATCATCAAAGTTTTAGATGAATTAGAGTTGCTTAAGCTGGTGAAAGATACAGGCGAGTTTCGTGGAAATGGGGTCAAAGTTTATCAACTGTTAGGTGTAAATGGTCGTGAAGATGATCACAACACTGGCTCAACCAGTCCCAAAAATGGAACTAGTACCAAAAGTGGGACAGGTTCCTCTAGCGGTACTAGTTCCAAAAGTGGTACTAGTCCCAAAAACGGGACTGCGACCAGTACCGAAAAGGGGACAAGTACCAGTACCAATATTGGGACACTGAATCCCCCAATAGAATCTCCCAATGAATCTAAAAATAAAAAATCGTGGTTTTGTTTTAAAAAACTTCGAGAAGAAATTTATCTGGCCGATGACAGCATCGATTTTGAATCCATCGTGAATTCGAAATGGGCTGAACGTGAAAAACGAGCATTCGAAATTTACAACGCTGAAAAAACTATGAGTGATGATCTGATGATTTATCACTTTGCTGACTGGTTGATTAACGCCTACAGAACCAAGTATTCGAATAACCAGGATACAGCTACCGGTAAACCTGCAGCTGCAGGATATAAAACTCAAAAGCTTTCTGAAAAACAGATTCACACTTTCGCTCTAAAACTTTCACAGCATCCTGAGTTCTCAAGCAAGTTTTCTGAACCTGGAGAGTCCTACGAAAAACTTGCAGCACGTATCGCCGTGAAACTTGAAGATCCAACACAGGCGAAAAAATGGGAATCGTATTTGAAACAGGTTGGGTTCAATGGATCACTCCCGGGAGCTGCAGCATGACGGATGCAGAGCGCACTTACACAAACCTGATGATCTTTAAAACTATGGCATCAACCAAAGGACGTGTCTCTGTTAAACAAATCCATGCAGCGATAGAGCCAAATATGGGGATTTCAATTCGCAGCTTACAGCGATACTTGAATGGTCTGGCTCATTGGGGATTGGTAGTCAAGGATGGTGAAACACCACAGGGATTTACTCTAACAGATCATGCAAAACAGCTTTTTGCCGAGTTGGCCAGTGGGACAGATGCATGACCAATTATTCAATTGCTGAATACAAGAAAATGATTGGGGCTTCAAAATCTAAACGGGGTTCTAAGCGTCCAAAGGTCAAAGGGGGAAAGGTACAAAATGAAGGAGAGGTCAAACTGGCCAGAGACTTGAAAGCTTTAAAAATAGATTTTGAGCAGGAATATCAGTTTCACCCAGAACGTAAGTGGAAAGCAGATTTCCACCTAGTAGGGAAAATGATTTTGGTGGAAGTGGAAGGTGGGATCTGGAGTGGTGGCAGGCATACAAGGGGTAAAGGTTATATCGGGGATATGGAGAAATACAACGCAGCAACAATGATGGGTTACCAGGTAATACGGTTTAGTACAGAGCAAGTGAAGTCAGGTTTAGCGGTTCAGCAAATAGAGAAGATGGTAGGGGATTTATAAGTATGAGTACTGCAGTAGCGAAGCAACACATTTTACAGTTGGTTGATTGGTCGCGTTTTGATTTAGAGGGATGGTTACAGCAGTTTGGAGCATGGTTATATACCAATACAAGTTCAAGCGGTCGTACCGTGAATCCTATTGCCGTGGCTATGGACAATGCTGTGAAGGCAAAGAAATCTAAAAAGCTTAATGCTGACCAGCAGCTGCAGATTATTGCGGATTATCTTACTGGTGACTATGTACCACCTAAACCACGTAAAACTAAAATGACTTGTGAAATTGATGACAATGAAGCTCGAGCAGTCCAGAGATTAGTTCTGGATCTGCAGGGGCAATCAGAAGTACTGGACGATTGGATGGATGCCATCATTAGCCGTTATTTTTACAGCTGTTCATGGTCTGAAATGGTGACAGATCAACGCAGTCAGTTAGATGCTCGGATGGATGTGAAGTGTGGCTTGGCTGCATTGCATAGTCGGTATGGGTTTATTGAATATTATTAACAAGCTATTGAAATTCTCAATTTTTTTTATTGACAAAATTTAATATTGATCATAATTTCTTTATTAGTTTTTATTAAATATTTTCACTCATGCAGATTTTATGAAGCTTTTATCTAGAAAGAAAAAAGATTATTTTATTCGTATACAGAATTTGCGTAAAATTCCTATTCGTAAGAAAAATGCCTTAAAAAAGCGAAAGAAATTTTTAAATAAAATCAAAAAATTATCTTATGGTGATAAGGTAGTTATAGATTTAAAATTACCTAGTCATATAACTATCTTAAATCCAAAGCTAAGAAAAAAATTGCGAAAAGTAACCACAAAATTTAGAGAATATTATCATCGAAAAAATATTTGTTTAAGGTTAAGTTTCGCTGATACCAAAAAAATGTATTCTGAAGGTACTCTTTATTTGTTAGCTGAATTAGAGACTCTTACGCTCATCAATCCTGCTATTATTTTTCGTATTATCCCTTCTCAAGAAAAAATCGTAAATCAAGTACTTGAGCAAACAGGCATTTTAAAGTTACTTAACCAAGTAATAAAATTTGAAGATGATGAATTCGATGAAACAGTAAGATATTGGAACTATGCATCTGGACATAATTCTGAAATAGATTCAGCTGATTCAATGTTAGATGATTTTGATCAAATACTTTCAGAAGATACAAGTAAAAATGTATTTACTTCTTTAACTGAAGCTTTAACAAATTGCCATCATCACGCATATGAAGAAAAGCGTTTCCCGGCAGAAACTAAAAGTATAAAGAAATGGTGGCTTTTTTCTCAAGAAAGAGCAGGAATACTTACTGTATGTGTATGCGATTTAGGAATAGGTATACCACGATCTTTAACAAGAAATACTTCAAATGTAAAAGAAGATTGGTTTGCTCGTTTAAAAAGTTTTATTAAGGAAAATAAAGAGAAATACAACAAAGATAGCGCTGCAATTAAAGCTGCAATTGAAATTGGTAATACAAGAACAAATTTACCTAATCGAGGAAAAGGGCTAAACCAAATTATAAACAAAATTAATACGATGTCTGATCATAAGGCATCTATTGCAATTCATAGTAATTACGGATCATATATAATTAATAGGGGATACGTGACTGATCTTCCCACAACTGATATCATTGATGGAATAGCGATTCCCTATACTGAATCTTTAGAAGGGACAGTTATTGTATGGCATATACCTTTGGATAAGCAAAATATAGATGAAGCTTTGGTAAAGTCAGATGAGTAAAAGTGTTATGAGAATTAATGTAGCGAAAGACTTTTCTAAGAATCCTTCTGGTCGTTATATCAAGGATGGAAAAACTTCTGGTGAAGTGTTTCTTAAAAATTTACTTTTACCTGCTGTAAAAACATATGATCTTGTCGAAATCAACTTTGATGGGGTAAGAGGCTATGGATCTTCTTTTTTGGAAGAAGCTTTTGGTGGATTTATCCGAGAAACAAAGATGAGTTTAATTGATTTCTTCAAGAAAGTTAAAATTATTACTCAGGATCCTCTTTTAGAACAAGAGATTAAAAGTTATTTAGAGGATGAAGTTAAGCGCTCCGCTACTTCTTAATCTCTAATGGCAAATATGATTAAAGATCTAATTTTACCTTTTTTACCTTCTGTTTTAACTATTGCAGGATGGTGGATTGTTGCTTCACGTGATAGTAACTCTAAGAAAAATGCAATCCACAATAAAAGAGTTGAGGCTGCTTCAAAGTTAATTGATAAAATTCTATTAGATGCCAAAAAGTTCTATTCATTATCAGGTTCGGATATTGAAGCTCAAGGTATGAGTTCGTTAATTGCAAGTGATTTTAAAAAATTAAGTTCAATAATCAATTTAATTTCTAATGGGTTAAGTACACTTGAAAAGCAATCTTTAGCAGTTGTATTTATTGATTATAAAAAAATCATTACTGGTGGAGAGTTCGGTACGTTAGCAAGACCACCAATTTCTACTTCGAATCAACTTTATGTGGATATTGATAGTTCATATAATGACCTATATATTGAACTTGAAAAATCATATTTGATATAAATAAAGATATTTTTAAAATTTGTTTTAGAAATGTATGTTATAAAAATTAGATTGGGATTTATGTAAAAAAATAGTTTAAAGAATTCTTTATCAATTTTATATATTTAATAAAGAGCATATATGTGGGAATTTATTCATAAAATTATTTTACTCTTTTTAGAGAGAAAAAATAAATTTAAGAGCGCTAAAGAGAAGTTAGAACGCAGGATCGTCTATTTTGATGATCTAAAAAAAATAAATGAATTGACTGTAGATGATACTCAAAAGCGAGCAACAAGGAATGCATTAGCGCAAACCTTGGTTGGTAGTCAATTAGTCTCATACTACTTAGTTGATTTCTTAATAAAAAATAAAAATATTACAAATTTTGAAATTGTTGCTAAAAATTTATCTTTGTGGGAAACGAGTTTAGATATTGAAAAAGATTCCAACAATGTAATCAATCAAATTTCTTTAAATCAAAAAGAATATCGTAAAGAAAAAATAATGTTAATTACAACTTTATTTTTTACGTTTTTGATCTTTTTATATTCATTATATATTTTTAAGGAAAGCCTTAATTGGTTAGAAAATTACTTGTTTTTGCCTAATTATATAGCTCTAAGTATTTTAATATTTTTGATAGTTTTTTTATTAGGTCTAGTAATTTTCTTATTTATTACTACCTTGTTTCTTTTTGATTTAGATAGAATAGTAAAACTATTGAATAATAAGTGATAGTAAAAAATCTATTTTTAAGGATAGGGTAATTTATAAGCTTATTCCTTAAAAGTCTCATTCAAAGCCTGTTGCACTGCATCTACACGAGACTTACAGGCTTTGTAAGCAGACATAGATTCTTCAACGATTTTCATTAAATTATCAATATCAGGCTCTTCTTGCGACTCAAGCAATTCTGTATTCTTTTTAAGAATTTCATAGCCTTCTTTAAATGTTAATTCTTTTTTAGTCATTACCTGTTACCTGTGTCACATTGGCTTCGATGGTACCATCCTGTAATTCTACCTGGATGCTATCGGCTGAAATTTGTTTAACTGAACGAATAGCTTTACCTTGACTGCGGACTATGCCGTAACCTTTGGCCATCACGTTTTTTGGATTCTGTAATAGGGTTTCACGTAGCAAGGATTCAACTTGATTGGATGCAAGTTTAATTTGCTGCTGCGCTAAGTACTGTAGGGTACCTTTCATCAAATACAGGCTTTTATTGGCTTCATTGATCTGACCATGGGCAAGTGTTTTAATCACTCGAATGTATTGATCATTTTGACTTTGATACGCTGTGATCTGATGTTGAGATAAGAGTTTAATAGTTTGCAAAGAATCCAGGACTTCTTGAGTACGTTCTACGATCAGATTACGAATACCGCCAATCACTTTACTTGGGGTGTCAAAGGAACGGTGAGCAACTTCATCCAAGATGGTCCGATCCTTTTCATGGCCAATACCAACCCAGATCGGAACTGTGCGTTTACAGAGTAGGGCTGCCAATTCATAGTCATTCAAATAAGCCAGGTCATTCACTGCACCACCACCCCGGATAATCACAATCAGGTCCGGAGGGGAATTGAAGTCTTTAGCCCACTGACGTAAACCATCCCCTAATGAACTAATGATTGATACTGCAGCTGTATTTCCTTGAAAGGTCGCCGTGTGATAAATGAAATGACAAACACCTGCTTTATCTAAAGCATCTGCATCCTTTTTAAAGTCACCTAAACCTGCAGCATTTTCAGGTGCAATGACCAGGACATTTTGAATATCGAATGGAGTGGGAAGTAGCTTATTTTTATTGACCAAGCCTTCAGTCGTTAATCGTTCTAAGATTTGCTGATAACGTTTGGCAATATCGCCTAAGGTGTAACTCGAATCAATATCTTCAACATTAACTGAGAAACCGTATTGAGGGCTAAATGTGGCTCTTACTTTAATCAGAACATTGAGATCTCGAGATAACTCAATGCCGCTTTCACGTTCAAATTTTAAAACCATCTTTGCTGCAGAGGATTTCCAGATCGTCGCTTTGCAACTGGCAATCACTTTGTCTGTATCTTCTTCTTTTTCTGCCAGCTCCAAATAGTAGTGGCCACCTTTATTACTCAGATTTCGAATTTCAGCTTTTACCCATACCGGCTCGTCAAAAGTCATTTTGATGACTTCCTGTACTGCAGATAAGTATTCACTTAAGGAAAGCTTAGAATCGAACATGGAGATGAAGATCAGATAGAGTGTTGAAAATATTATAGAACCGATTGGTTAAAGGCAATGGAGATATATTGACCTTGCGCAAGGGATATGGCATATTTCAGCTATAGTGATCGAAGTGTACGTTAAAGCACTAGATTGATTTAAAAGCTCGCCAAATGGTGGGCTTTTTTATTGATGTCTTATTAATTAAATAAGTGGCATACTGGGTCTCTTGTTTAAATCAAGTTGAATCCTTGTGAAAGAGAGAAGGGTTGCGATTTTATGCGGAGTATTTTTAGCACTTATATTCTTTTTGTGTTTTCACGTACATAGCCTTTCCAATAAAGAGAGGTTGGAGAGTTTGGAAAAGCTATCCAAGGAGGTTGCAACCTCCAAATAAGCTTTCAAAAAAAAAGATTAATTAAAAGCTCATCGAAAGGTGGGCTTTATTTATATAGATTATTTGGTCATCACCTAACTTAATGAGTACTGGTTTTCTATAACTGTTATTTATTTGCTTTTAATCACAATATGTTTATTCTTTGACCGTTGCTGTATGGCAACTTACCTTAATAGTCAGCGCAAATGACACCGGGGGAGCTCATCTGGAAACAGGTGGGCTTTTTTATTTGATACACATAAATTTACCTTTCATATATAAATACATCCGAAATGAGTTTGGAATGCTACGTATAGAGGTGGTAATTATATAGGCTTGCATTCTGATTCATTGAGGTGAGAAATGAAAAAGATGAAAGTATTAAAAGTGATTGGTACATGTGCTATAGCTGGTTATTGTTTAAAAAGGGCTACATCTAAGCGGAAAAATCTGAAATCTAATGACCTTCGAGAGGACGAAGATCATAACAAAACACAAACTGATACTGTTTAATTTATAAAAGGCCTCACAACTTTGTGAGGTTTTTGCTTTTTTGGGAATCAAGATTTGAATGAATTTTTAAATTTATCGTGAAGTCTAAGTCGATTACATGAATGACGGTAGCAGTCTATTCAAAATAACTCAAAGCAAACGAGAAAAAACAGTTTCTGTGTAATCTTTATACGGTGTTATCAGCTGCAGGGTGCTATTTTTTAATTAATCCAGAGAAAAATGTATTTAGTAAAAATTATTAAATGGTTATAAAGTGCTAGTCCGTTTAGCTTCCCCCTAGTTAAGCGGACTTTTTTATTATTTAGCAATATTAGACATTTGATTGTGAGGTTGTAAGCCATCAATTCTATATCAGGAATTAGAAATGCTTATAAATTGTTCACCTAAACAAATGGCATTTTATTTATAAACGAAATTATAAATGTAAGAATTAGCCAATCTTTTTTTTTATGGATGAGTTAAAAATAGTCAACAGTAACAGCTGTAATCTTTAAATGACTCTCAAGGGATATTGATACATAAGCCCAACTCACATTTTCCTAAGTGGGCATTTTTTAATATGCTCAAAATTCTCATATTCTTAAAAATAATAAGGGGTTATGGTTATGAGTGTTTTAACCAGGACAGAATTAAGGTCACTATTAACATTAACATCACAAGAAAATGAAGAATTAAGAAAAGATAATGAAAAGCTAATATTACAGCTTGCTGATGCGTTGAGTAGAATAAAGATAGCCGATGATAGGGCTTTGGAACTTCAGCTGAAATTTAATTGGCTACTTGAGTTGATTAGGACTCGATATGATCTGGAATTCGACGTTGAAGATATTCCGGAGTATTTAAAGCAAGTTATATAAAAATCAAAGTTTGGCTACTTGATTGGGATTTTTATAAATCATTATCCAACTTCTTTAATTATTTGATTTAAGTATTCTTAGAGAAGATGATATAGTAAAAAGAACTAAATGAAAATTAGATCCTAGCTCGCTTAATCCCACCCTGGTTAGGCGAGCTTTTTTAATAATGGATAAATCATTAATTAAGCTTTTCTAATAATTTGATTTAATTATCATTATTTTAGTTTCTGATATATTTAGCCAGTGAAAATAATATGAATAGTATACAAAATATCAAATAGAAACTGCTGTAGTTTCTAAATGACCTCCCAAGGTCCTTAGTTTTTAAGCCCACCTAACTTTCCTTGAGTGGGCTTTTTTTGGTCAGGAGAAAATAGATGCTCCAAATTTTGATGTGTTTATTCGGTCTACATGGCAAGACTGAAATCGATTACATGGATGATGATGAAGAGATCACGGTGTGTCGGGATTGTTTGAAAGAAGTTAAGTAAGATAAATTTGAGCAGATAGAGTAAAGCTTAAAGTTGATATATTTGTTGAAAATATTGAATTATTTTAAATCTTCTTAACTTTTAAGAAAATGATTAATGAGGCCAAGGCAAGCAATAGGCCAATCATGAAGAAAATTAAATCATGTGCATAAAGCCCAACTGCAAAGCTAAAAGCGCTTGATAAAGAACTGCATATTAAAAATGCAGATAAAATAGTGTATTCCATATTTGCTATCACAGTTGGTATTTCTCAGTGTTAATAATATTATATAATTTGTAATTTTGTGTTAATTAAAATGTTAAATTTCGCTGTACGTATTACGGCACATAAAACCCCGCCCAGATAACTAACTTGGCGGGGTTTTCTTTTCTTATTAGGTGGTACTTATGGCAGACAAAATACAAGTGAAACAAGACTTGGAATTTTGCAGTACTGAGCTGTCTAAGTATCAAAATTTAAGTCGATCAGGATTAACACTGAATGAACTTCATGCGATTGACGGCATTATGATTAAGCTGAAAGAACGGATTAAGAATTTGCGTGTAGCTTTATATGCGTGATACTGGATGATTTGAAGTGTTGTTATCAGGATTGACGCGATAGAGATACTTGAATATTCTCATTGTTCAAAACAATGAATATTTGGGAAATAATAATGCTAATTAAAATTGATCATACTGTTTTAAATACCGATCACATCAAAATGATTAATGTGGATGAGAATGGTAAGTTTGTGGTTGTTTATTTCGATGATGAATTTAGTCGCACATTTAATTTTCTTGACCGTGAAAGCCAAGAGAGATTCTTAAAAACAATTGGCTTAAACACCTATTTTGCATAAGTCTCAAGATTCAGTAGACCTCCTCCGGGAGGTTTTTTAATGGGTGAAATATGGAACTCAAAACATATAAGATCCTGATCAATAAGATTCCTCCAAAAACCAAGTCACGCACCAGACCACTACCTAAAGCGGGCGAAAAATACTTAGAAGCATTCGAGAGATTTAAAGAAATTCTGGATCGAATTGAAATCAAGTATGAAGAATACTTTCACTTCAAAAGCACAAAGCACTGGCGTTTTGATTTGCACCTTATTGAATATCGAATGTTGATTGAAATTGCTGGTGGTCCATGGTCGGGTGGTCGTAAAGGAAAACTTGCAAATAAAGCAGGGAGCATTGACCGGTACGATCATGCTGAAGAAATGGGATATCGGTTTCAGCAGTTTTTACCTGCAGACATCAATATGGGCCGAGCTACGAAGTGGCTTAAAAATTTAAAGGCATCTTATGGAACAGTTCAGACCATTCCCACCGACGGATCTGATGGATCAGGCTGAGGAAGAAGAAGCAATTAGACTCGCACCAGCAATTGAACTTAAAGAATGGGTTGTTAAAAACTGGCTGACTTTGGGCGGTGAGCTTCATAATCCGGATCATGACCATATCGCTGAATTACTCCATGACAATGAAGAGTTCCTGGCATTTGCTTGGGCTTCATCGGCCGCCGTAGCTAAAAAACGTATGGTGCTGGGTCAATGTGAGAAGGTCATGTTTAACCAGGGCGGCTGGAAGAAAGCTCGCCAGGAACAACAGATGCGGGATTGGTTTGGTTTCGTACCTCAATATTTGATTACAGTTGATGCTGCATTCTGTGAGCAAGCCTCTGATCGTGAATTCTGCCGGCTGATTGAGCATGAGCTTTATCACATCGGAGTTGAACGTGATGAAGATGGCGAGATCATCTATAGCGATATGACCGGGCTGCCTAAACATTACTTAGCTGGCCATGATGTTGAAGTATTCTTTGGTGAGACCAAACGATGGGGTGCAGATGAGTCAGTGAAACGACTTTTGGAAATTACCAAGAATGCGCCGTTTGTGTCTGAAAAAAGTATGGCAGCGTGCTGTGGGAACTGTTTGATTAATTGAGCCTGATAGCTCATTTTTTTTGCCTATCTTGTTGGACGTAGCATGACAAAGGGGTATTTATGGCGGCACTTAAAGAGCCTGTAAAAATCTTTATAGTTCAGTCTCTTGCTTGCTTTGAAACACCTCAACAGGTAGCCGATGCTGTCCAACAAAGATTTGGTATAGAGATAGATCGTAGACAATGTGAGGGTTATGACCCTACAAAGTTTTCAGGTAGGAACTTAAGTAAAAAATTGACAGAGCTATTTCATCAAACTCGTAAGGATTTTCGAGAAAATATTGAAGATATAGCAATAGCCAATAAAGCATTTCGGCTGCGTGAGCTTCAGAAGATGTATGAGGATTCTGGGAAAAATAAACGAGCAAAGCAAAATCTCTTGAAACAAGCATTTCAAGAGACAGATGGCCGGGTAACCAAACAGGAAATAACAGGTCCAAACGGCGGTTCAATCAAAACAGAAAACACCAATACTAATAGACATCAATTCACACCTGAAGACCTTGCAAAGCTGTCTGCACAGGAGCTTTCACGTTTGGCAATTAATGGCAAGTTATGACTTATGCAATTGAAGATATAGCACCACTAATTAAAGAGTGGACGATCAATACACGTCTGCCAGAAGTCATTGAAGAAATGACACGGCGTTATTACTACCGAATGCTGATAGAGCAGAATGAACTAAGTATTCAGGCTGAAATCTACAAATGTAAAAATGACCCGGCGCACTGGTTTAATCATTGGGTATGGACCTATGATCCTCGGGGTATGCCTTTTGGATTGCCGGCTAATATTCCTTTTGTTTTGCGTCCTGGTCAGGTTGAGCTTGTCGATTGGCTATTAGAACGTGAAAGTACCCAGACACATGGATTAATTGAAAAAAGCCGTGATGAAGGGATGAGTTATGTAGTTTTGGGATTCTATTTGCACCGTTGGATGTATGTCGAAGGCTTTGCAGGTGGAGTTGGTAGTCGTAAAGAGGATCTGGTTGATAAAAAAGGCGATCCAAAGACCTTATTACATAAATTTCGGGATATGTTTTCAAAGTTACCCGACTGGATGAAGCCTAAGGGCTTTGTTGAAAAAGTACATGACAACTATATGCGAATTATTAATCCAGATAACGGCGCAACCGTTACTGGTGAAGCCGGCGATAATATTGGTCGTGGTGGTCGTACTACAATGTACTTTCTGGATGAATGGGCATTCGTCGAACGTCAGGAAGCTGTAGATGCTGCAATTTCCCAAAACACCAACGTTCATATTAAGGGATCTACTCCGAATGGTATTGGTGATAAGTTTCACCAGGATAGATTTAGCGGTCGTTACGCCGTCTTTACAATGGCGTGGCGCGATAACCCGGATAAGAACTGGCAGGTTGAGTTTAATGGAAAGCTAATTCACCCATGGTATGAGAAACAACTGGCCACACTAGATGACATTGTCTTAGCTCAAGAAGTTGATATTGACTATGCCGCATCAGTAGAGGGTGTATTGATTCCATCTGCATGGGTACACGCTGCAGTGGATTCTCACATCAAGCTTGGTATTGAACCATCTGGTGAACGTAACGGTGCACTGGATGTAGCGGATGAAGGTAAGGATAAAAACTCTTTTGCAGCCCGTCACGGGATTGTATTGCAGTACTTGGATACATGGTCAGGCGTTGGTGATGACATTTTTGGTACCACGCAAAAAGCTATCGATGCATGCCTGGATCTAAAATTGAATTTGTTCTTTTACGATGCGGATGGGTTAGGAGCTGGCGTACGCGGTGATGCTCGCGTCATTAATGAGCACAACAACTCAAAAGGAATTCAGGAGATTGAGGCTAATCCTTTCCGGGGATCAGGTGCAGTACATAACCCTGAGCAGGAGATGGTTGAAGCGCGTAAAAACGTAGACTTCTTTGCTAATCTTAAAGCCCAGATGTGGTGGTCGTTGCGACTTAGATTCCAAAATACTTACCGAGCTTTACAGGGCATGCAATATGACCCAGACAGTCTTATTTCACTCTCAACCCAAGACATAGATAAGCAAGAGCTTGAACAACTCAAGCGCGAACTTTCACAACCTACCTACAGCAAAAATGGTGCAGGCAAAATTTTAGTGAATAAGCAGCCTGACGGTGCACTGTCACCAAACCGGGCTGACGGCGTGATGATTTGTTTCAGTGATATTAGAGAGCGGAAAAGAAAGAAACCAGCAGGTGCGGGTACTAGAACTTATTAAAAGGAAATCCAATGGCAAAGTCTAAGAAAGACAAAGCGTCAAAGAAGGCTTTGTCTTATGGCAACTTATACACACAAGAAGCAGTAACTCAGTTCCTGGTGAATTTCGGCAAGCAGCCGGACACTGATGAAGTATTACGCAAAGCAGGTATTACTCGTCATAAATTGCGTGTGTTGCTAGATGATGATGAAATTGCTCAAGTAGTGGAAACGCGTATTGATGCGTTACTTGCGACACCATTAAGAATTGAGCCGGGTGATACCAAAGAAGCTGAAATGCTGAATCTGGAACTAAAGGAATGGTTTCATGAAATTGCTAGTGGTGCCATGAATGCATTGTTCTTTGGATACTCTGTCCAAGAAGCGGTATATGAGCTTAAGCCTGAAGGTTATGTAGGAATACAATGGATCGGTGAGAAGCCGATGCAATGGTTTGAGCCTAAGAACGACGGTCGTTTAATTTACCGGCAGGATGGCTATAACGTAGAGCATGAAGTTGATCAGGTATTTAAATTCTTCTTAACACGCCGTAAAGCTACATACGAGCAGCCATACGGTAAAGCACTATTGGCCACACTGTACTGGTTATTCTTCTTTAAGCAGAATGGCTTTAAATTCTGGGCTAAATTTCTGGAACGTTTTGGAACACCGATCTTACTGGGTAAATGTAAAAATACTGAAACTGATGATATGAGCAGAGCATTATTAGATGCCCATGCTCAAAGCGTCTTGTCTATTGATATAGAGGATGACGTTCAGATTCTTTCTGCACCAGGAACAAATGGTTCAGCAGGCTCAGCATTTGAGGCATTCAATAATCAGCTGATTCGTCAGATTCAAAAGGTTGTATTGGGGCAGACACTTACCAGTGGAACCGATGGCAAGGGGAGTTATGCATTAGGACAAGTGCATGAGAATGTACGAGCAGATAAGCTCAAGTCGGATATTCGATTAGTGACTCCAACCCTACAGGCAGTTGTTGATGCGTTATGTACCCTTAATCAGTGGGGTAAGTACAAGGTCATGCTTGGTGAGAAGCCTAAGCCGCTTAATAAAGATCAGGCTGAACGTGATGTTCACCTTAAGAATGCAGGTGCCAACCTTACTCCACAATATTTCCAACGGGAATATGGATTCCAGGAGGGCGATTTAGGTGAGCCAGTGCAATTGGGTTTTAATCAATTTACCGCTTTACCTCGTCAGGCATTTAACTTTAAAGCATCAGCAAACAAGCTTTCACCTGAACAGCAGGAAGTTGAAGAATTGACTGATGGCCAAGATGAATTGCAGCTACTAAAACCAGATCAGGTCAAGGAATTGGTATTCAAATCCGATAGTCCTGAAAGTCTGGCTTATAACCTGATGCAGTTAATACCTGGTGCAAATCAGACACAGTTCACAGCTAATCTGGATCAGGCTTTGTATGCTGCGGATGTGTTGGGGTATGTGACTGCGAAAGGTGAATAGTTATGGAAATAGCACAACAAAATGAGTTATTCATCAAATCGTATGAATATGTTTATGGGCGAAAACCACACCCTGAATTTAGAACGCCGCCTTGGAAATTTGTAGCTAAGCATGGATTTTCAGGATCAAGTGATGAGGTCGAGAGTAAAAAGTTTTATGAGCATTCACATAATGCCTGGTTGATGTTCCAGTACGGCATGAACGCAGAAAAAAACTTGGCTTCATTGGAGAGTGCTTATGCAGCCGGTTACCTTCCTTGAAGCTCTAGCATACGCTCACAGTAAAAAGATTGTGCTACCTGATGAGTTCTATTCAATGGATCTAAAGACCCGGCAGATGGCAACCACGGTTAGCTTTCTATCGAGTCTTGAGCAAATTGAGACAGTCATTAAGGCGGTGAATAAGTCGATTGCCGACGGCGGTACTTTTAAAGACTTCCAGAAGTTGATTGAAGAATCTGAAATCATTCTGCCAAAGCACTATCTAGACAATGTATTTTGTACCAATATCCAGAATGCTTATGGTCATGGCAGATGGCAGCAGCAGCAACGAAACAAGGCAAAACGTCCATACTTGATGTTTTCGGCGATTGATGACAGCCGGGTGCGTCCTGCTCATTTAGCCTTGAATCGTATTGTATTGCCGATTGATCATCCATTCTGGCTGACGCATTACCCACCGTTGGGATTTCGGTGTTTCTTACCAGATACGAAAATTGATGGTGCCTCACATGGCGCCATCAAGAGATTTTACAGCGGGAAGACCATAAAGCTTGTCACCAAGTCTGGCCGCGAGTTGAGGGTCACGGCTAATCACCCAATACTTACGAGTCGTGGCTGGGTTGTTGCTGAGTTCATTAAGCAAGGTGATAACTTGATTGCTTACGATAGACCAGTCGAAAGTCTTGATGCTCACGGTTTGACGCGGGAGGTATACAACAATGAGCTTGTACCCACTGCTGAAAATCTTTTCAAGACGTTCATTGGTCATGCTTTTGCTATCAGCGAAGCATCTTCTTTCAAGCTCGATAGCAATTTTCTCACCTCTGATAGTGAAATCCACATTGATGTCTTGAATGATGGTTTGTCGATCAAGATTGATTCCATGGAGCGTCAGGGCGTCAAACAAAGAATGTTCATGGTCCGAAACGATGGGGCCTGCTTCGAGACCATTAAGGCTTGTGGCACGCCTGATAGTGGGGGTGCTGTTACGGATGTTGTTCTTTCGCAAGATACGATCAACATTACTAACGGAAGTGCTAAGCGTGGCAGCGACCTTACGTTTGCCGATATTCTGAGATTGATAGAGGTCAAGAACAGCAAGTTCCAACTCTCTATTGGAGTCTCTAGCGGCATCCCAAGCAGCCGAGCATTGACGCTCAATCCCACCTGGAGTCTGTTTGATGATCTGCCACTTAACCGCTTCGGCTTGGCTTCTAGTTCGCAAGACAACTCCCTTTTTAAGGAATTGTCTAGTTATGGATTGTCTAGTGATTCCGGTCTCTTTGGATATTTGCTTGATGCTCATGCCAGCCATGTAGCGGTTGATCCAGTGGTCGATGTTATTGAGGATAGTTATAGCGGTCATGTTTATGATTTCCAAAGTGATAGTGGCTTATTATCCGCAGATGGAATTATAACACATAACTGCCGATGCACTGTGATTGCTTTAACTGAAAAAGAAGCATTGAAATACGGCATTACACCAGATGATAAATTGCCAGAAGTGGCTGAGGCTTTGGATTGGAGTTCACATCCTTTGCAGTTTGGTGAGCTTGAGTCTTTGGTTGATAAAAAGATCAGTGCTTCATCACTGGATAAGGAATATCTCCTTGAGCAGAAAGAGGTCATTAAAGCAGAGTGGACTGCAAGTAAAAAGCTGACCAGTCTATTTGCTCCGATGGATGATAAGACTCGGGACCTGTTTGATACGGTGGCTAATACTGTGATTCCACTTGATCCGCAAATCAGACCAAGTGCAATTCGTACTTTATTGGATTATGTCCAAGGCAATGATGCTGCACTGACTGGTTATTTAAATTCAGCTACCAACTCACTGGCTGATGATGTACTTAAGCGCTGGCTCAGTACTGACATGGTAGCTATTCAGGCTGTTGCAAGTAATACGGCTTCAACCGTGGTAGGTGCTGCAACACTTCAACAAGTAGCGGCTTATCAAGTTGGGCAGACGGTCCAGTTGAATGCGCCGTTGCTGATGACTGATACAGCTTCAGATATCGTGATTAAGATTGAGAATGCTAAAGGGCTTGGTATTGATCTTGAGATGTTGAATGCTGGCAACGGCGTTTTGATACCGATGAGTTTGTCTTTTGAGGTGGTATCGATTGAGGTGGTTGAAGGACAGATGATTTATACATTGAAGCCATTATTTAACTGAATTATTAAGTTATAGGTGCTGCATAAATTTATGTTTAAGCTACATTTTTAATACAACCTTAGGAATAAATGGATATTGGTTTAGGGTGAAATTGGATTTATAAAATCTTTACGATTTAATTCCTTTGGTTATATGGAAATGGACTGTTTTGCTATTCAAATTGAAATACCTGCTAATAAATGCCCTAAAGTAAGAGGCCGAAAACGATTAATAAAAGAAGGGAAAGCTAAACTTCTATTATCAAATAATACTTCAATGAGAAGAGCTCTTGAGGGTTTTACAAGATATGGATTAACGAGTGGTAGAAATGCAATAGTTCTGACATGTTCTGAGTTCAAAAAACATGAGAATCAAATTTCAAATTTTTTAAACAAGAGATTTGAAAGTGATTGGAGGCTTAAGCTAATACCCGTCAAAATTAATTTATTCATTGGCCCACCTAGGTGAGTTTCTAATGTCTAACTTATACCGCCGTAAAGGCGGTTTTTTTATGGAGCATGAAAATGCCGCAACTAAATAAAGACAACAAGCAGGATCAAGATCAGTATTGTTTCCAGCTTGGTCAAGTCAGTGTAGATAAGCCTGAAGATGGGAAAAAGAAGCGAACTTTCTCGGGTATCGCCTACAGCGGGGAAGCAATCACTGATCATTGGTACTGGGACAAGGTTGTATTTGACCTTGATTCAATTCAGATAAAAGGTCGTATTCCTGCATTACTGGAACATCGCACTAGTCAACGAGCTGGGGCCATTAACTCCCATTCGGTGAGCCATACAGAAGGTCTCAAAATCGAAGGTAATCTGCTTTCAAATGAGTTTGGGACACAGGTGGCTCAAGATTCTGATGATGATTTTCCTTGGCAGATGTCTGTTCGAATTTATCCAACCACAGTTGAAGAAGTGAAAGAAGGCTCTGTCACTGTAAATGGACGTGTATTCCAGGCACCAATAGCTGTCTTTCGTGGTGGACGTATCCGTGAAGTGTCATTTTGTGCCTTGGGTGCAGATGACAACACAAACGCAGTGGCAGCAAGTCACTCTCCAAAAAACTTTAATCAACCAGAGGACACAGACGTGACCGAATTAGAACAGGCGAAAGCCAAAATTACAGAATTAGAAGGTCAGATTAATACTCTGACTGAACAAAATAAGCAATTTGCCGCTGCAAAACGTGATGCTGAAATCAGCGCTTTGGCTAAGGACCTAGGTAAAGAGTTCAGCGCTGAAGATATTGCAGAAATGAAGAATCTTGATGATTCTGCATTTGCATTCTCGGCTAAGCAACTTCGCCAATTCTCGGCAGGTGGTCAGCAGCCACCAGCTGGACAACAGCAACAGCCCGTACCAGCAGTAAATCCAGCTTTTGCACATTTGTTTAGTCATCAGGCGAATGGTGTGCAAGGCGGACAAGCACCACAGAGTGGTACCGCTTTGGACCAGGCATTCGCCAAATTTGCGGCAGCTCAGGAGTCTAAATAATGGGAACAATTACTCAAACGATTATGACCAATCAATTGGTGGTAGGTGATGGCGTTCGTACAGAAAATACCAAAGTAAAAACAGCCACTGCATACAAACGTGGAGATCTACTAAACATTGGTGCCAACAACGTGGCTGATCATCCGGTAGTGACTGAAGGTGTGATTGGTGAGTGGAATGCGATTGCTGTGTCAGATTTCACTACAGAGCAGTCTACATATCACGCCAACAATAACTTAGAAATGCCGATCTATGTGCAGGGTGCATTTGATATTGCAGTTGTTACTGTGAACGGAGTGCCTTTAACAACTGCTCAATATGATGCAGTACGTGCACAGGCATTAAAAAACAAAATCGAACTTCGTAAGGTCGTGGGGAAATAATACATGAGTCAAACTTTTACATTTCAAAATGCACCAGTTGAATTACTGGATGTACCACAACTGGTGCTACTGACTGATACCACTCAAAAGGTGGACACTTGGTTGATGGACCGCTTTTTTCCTCAGCGTGTTTCATACACCAAAAAGGAAGTTCCTGTTGGTGAGTTGAATACAGCTACTCCGCTTGCGCCGTTTGTTACTCCGACTGCAGCAGGCCGACAGATTAAAGTGGGTGAGTCTGGCAACGTGAAATTCGTAAAGCCTGCTTATCTAAAACCAATGATGACGGTGATGCCTAGCGAAGTACAAAACACTGCTTTGATCGCACGTTTACGTCAGTTTGGGGTAATTGCGACTGGTTCAAATCGTTTATCTGATGCAGACTTATTGTTAATCGATCAGGCACAAAAGGCTTTATACCTGCGTCAGTCTCTTGACAACCGAAAGCTATTAATTGCACGTGATGTATTGCTCTACGGAAAGACAACCTTCGCCTCAGCAGACTTCCCAATGTATGAAGTGGACTATGAACGTAATGCAGCTTGTTTTTATACTCCGCTAATTAAATGGGGGCAGGCAGGTGCTACACCGGTCAAAGATATCCAAGCAATGATTGACTTGTCTATTGAACACTCAGGTACATCACCTATCATGGCCTTGACCACATCTAAGGTATATAACACCTTAATCAAGGATCCAGAGTTTAAGGAGAAATTCATTGCGCCGTATGCTGGTATTAGCGTTCCGTTGACTCCAACTTTTGACCAAGCGGATAAGCCTCAATTCCGTGGCACAGTTGATAATATCGAAATTTGGACTTATGACGTGAGTCACAATATGGGCGGTGTCGCTGATCGTTTTATTCCGGAAGACTTCTTTGGTCTTGTTTCTGATGCTAATGGCTGGATTGCACACTGTGCATTGCAAAATGTTGAAGCTTTTGGACAGGCTTTGGAATTCTATTTGGGCCAATGGCAAGAAAAGAATCCCTCAAGCATTCAATTATTAGCTGAATCTTCTCCACTTGCTGTTCCAAATAACAAGAACGGTTTAGTGGGCGGTCGTGGTTTCGTATAAGGAAAATTAAATGCCAAAGTACATTGCAAAACAATCGATCGGTCACTTTCGACCAGGTCAAGAAATAGAAGGGCTTGAAGCAAAACAACTTCAGGCCCTTTTAGCATCTGGGGCTATTGAAGAGTTCAATGAACCGGAAACACCAAAGACAGACAATACCGCTGCTCGTATGGCTGAACTGGAAAAGGCCAATGCAGAGCTGACCAAATCCAATACTGATCTTCAAGCCGCGAAATCTAAGGCTGAAAAAGAAGTGGAGGAGCTAAAAACTAAAGTGGCTGAGCTGGAAAAGGCTAAGCCAGCAGCTAAGCCTAAAGCAGATGACAAATCTGCTGACGAAACCAAGTAGGTGATCTATGTATGCGACTAAAGCTGATTTAGTCGCTCGATTTGGTCAAAACATTCTTAACATTGCGCAGATGTTTCCTGCTGATGTTCCAGATCCACTGGAAACTTCTTTGCAGGATGCATGTGAAGAGGTGGATGGATATCTATCAGTGCGTTACCCATTACCCTTGCCAAATGTGCCCAACAATTTAAAGCGACTAGTGTGCGATATAGCACGCTATAAACTTCATTTTGAAGCAGCACCTGAGGCAGTTGAGCTACGCTACAAAATGGCGATAGATTTCTTAAAGGGTGTACGTGATGGCAAAAACTCACTGGCAATTTTAGATACAAGCAATCAAATCAGCGACGATCAACCTAAAGGACGACCTTCAACGGCCCCAATCGGCAGTACTTATACCGGTGGTGTTTTTGGAGATTCTATCCTGGATCAAATGCCTAGCATGAAGTGAGGTGTTTATGGCTTTTGCAATAACCATCAAAGCTGATAGCTCACCCATCGAGGCGGTGCTCAAGCAACTGGGTAATTTTGACTCATTGAAGAACCAGTTGTTTGAAGAAATTGGTGCTGGACTGGTTAATAGTATCCAGCATCGGTTTATGACGGGTACGGATGTTGATGGGAATCCTTGGAAGATTTCATGGCGTGCGCGTATGCAAGGTCGTGATGGTGTTGGGGTTGGTGAAACGCTACGTGATACAGGGCGTTTAATGAATTCCTACACTTACAATGTTCTTTCAAATGGGCTTGAGGTGGGTACAAATGTTGAGTATGCGCCTCATCTTCATTTTGGAACCACTATTTTACCTAAGAATGGTCAATACATTACTTTCGCTGTGGGTGGTCAATACCGGAAGGTTAAGCAATCCATTCTTCCACCACGGACTCAACTCGGCATTAATGCAGAGGATGAAGCTATGATCTTAGATATTGTTGGGAGTTTTATAGATGAGCACCTTCTTCGCGGTGCGTGATGAGATTGCAGAAAAGCTGAAAGAAATTCCAGAATTTCTAAAGATTTATACGCCTTTGAATTCAGTCAATGTCACGGAGATGTCACAAGTTACGCCGTCAGCTCACGTGAACTTTGTCCATATAGACAAGAAAGCCAGTGCAGGCAAGGGTAATGTCAACCAGATCGGCCAGCAATGGGCGGTCACAGTTGCATGTCGCAATGCCCAATCCCAAATGACCGATGGTCGAGCAGTAAGTGATGAGGCTGGGTTTTTGACTGAAAAAGTTATTCAGCTACTTGCTGGCTGGCAACCACAAGCATCACGTACAGCATTAGAGTTCATTTCAGTTCGCGATGGTTACAGTCCAGGCTTTGCATACATCACGATTATTTTTGAATCACAAAAATTCATTTAGGAGCCAGTCATGGCAAAACAATACAAGGCAACTCAGCCTGTCGGCCGCTTTCAAAAAGGCGATATCGTCGGCGGACTGGATGATGCACAAATTAAAAAATTAGTGGCAGATGGTGTGATTCAGGAAGTGCCTGAATCCAAAGCTGCTCCAGCCAAGAAAACCACAGGGGATGAAAAGTAATGGCTAAACCAGATTTAATCTCACTTCAGGGTGAATTCTTTGCGGCAAAATTAACAAATGGTGTAGCAGGTCCATTTTTCCCAATGGGGAACACGCCTGATGCTCAACTTGCAATTTCATCTGAAACTACAGACCATTACACAGCTAAAGATGGTACACGTGCTAAAGATGCAGTATTGCGAAAAGCAACTGGGGTCACAGGTACAGTGACTGCAGAAGAAGTGAATAAGCAGAATAAAAATATTGTATTCAGTGGTAATACAACTTCAATTGCTCAATCTACAGTTACTGATGCAGCACTTGGAACAGTTACAGTTGGCCAAATGATTAATCTTGGTAAGCGCAACTTGAGCAATGTTGTGTTTAAAGCTGGAGCTGTTACAGTTGATGCTTCAACATATACACTAGATCCGGTGTTTGGTACGGTTATCTTCAATTCAGCACCAAGCGAAGCAGTCACATGGGCTGCATCAGTAGGTGCTGTAGAGCGTACCTCAATTGCGAATAGTCTTGGTGGTGAATACGCTTTATTGTTTAAAGGTGTTGATACTTATACTGGTGATAAGCTTGCGGTTGAATTATGGCGTGTTCAATTCTCTCCAGAAACTGAGTTCGCTCTGATAAATGAGGATTTCGCGAGCTTTAATCTTGAATTTGAGTGTCTTGCAGATTCAACTAAATCAAGCGATCCACAACTTGGTCCATTTGGTATTGTGGAACAATTTAAAATTACAGCCTAATCCATACAGGAACAAAAGAACTCAATGACGCATAAGCGTCTTTTTTTGTGCCTGTTTTAATACTTAAATTTTGTCATCATTCTTTATTCATTCTTTAAAAAGCCCTCAAATAGAGGGCTTTAATTTATTCATTAGAACTATGGTTTTTTTGCTCTTGCTCTTGTTCATATTCAATAGCGGCTTGCTGTGCTTCTGCTGCAGCTGAAGCTTCTGGCGGAATGGACTCGGCTGCGATAGCTACTGATCCAGTGAATCCGAATAATGTTAGTAATAGAACTTGCGAATACTTTTTCATTTGAATTTCCTCTACGTTTCTAAGACTTAAATTCAGTGTAGAGAAGAGAATCTGGTAAAGGTGTATCAGCTATGTCGGGATATGTAAGATATTCAAGCTAGAAGTTATGGAATTGCAGGATTGTGTAAGCGCTATTATCTAATGAAGTTTTTTGTTGAGTTGATTAACGAAGTGTTGTGAATATTTGTATGAAAAATATACTATTTCAGATATAAATAAATCTCATACTTTTAAATATAGGGGATCATTTTGAACAAAATTATAGCTTAGTACTTTTGACCTTAGTTACAACTGTATCTTATTCGCATAGTGGTCGTACAGCTAGTGATGGATGTCATAAGGAAAGAAGTACTGGAACAAGGCATTGTCATTAATTAAAAAAAGCACCTTAGGGTGTTTTTTTAATACCTAAAATTTATCTCGAGACCCCATTATGAATGATTTCTTCTTAGCTACAAATCGCTCTATTACAGTGAGTGAGATAGAAGTCCGCCAGATCCAAATGAAAGACTTTGACCGTTGGGTAATGCATGCTGAAGTAATTAAGAAGTTTCTTAAGAATAAAGATCATTCAGATGAGATTTTGACGGAGTTATTTAAAGCACATGCTGTGCAAGTTATTTCGATCATTACATGCGTCACCGATCTAGACAGTGAATCACTATTTAAACTTGCCTTGGATGAGCAGACTTTCAAAGAGTTGGTGAAAGCAGTACTTTTGGTTAATCAGACTTACTTCAAGTATGAGCAACCTAAGCGTGGGGTAAAGAAAAACACACAAGAGAATGAATCAACCTGGTTTGATTCATTCCAGTTCCTTGTATCAATGGGCCACCAACATAGTGAAATTATGGAAATGACCTATGGTGCATTCCAGGGCTACGTCAAAGCAGCAAACAAAATGTACAAGCAAGGAATATTGAATTCAGCTGTTGCATCGCGTGTAGCTCAATCAGACAAGAAAGGCTTTGAATCATTTAAGAAAGAAATGGTTTCGGATTGATCGAGCTACTACCCAAAGCTATGATGTGAAAATAATAATTTAGGGAAATCCAGATGAAGCGAACGCACATTTTATTGAGTGTATTTATATCATTATTTTTTGCTCAAAATTCTTTCGCCGCTGAAGTCTATACCTGCACAGTAAATGGAAAGACTGTTTACCAAGGAAAACCATGCACAAGCAAAGAACTGCACAATAAAGTTCAGCAATCTCAAGCTAAAATTAAAGGGCAACAAGTTGCTGCTGAAAAAGAAAGAGCTGAGTGGGCCTCAAAAAAAGAGCCGCGCATAGGGATGACTAAAGCTCAGGCTGAAAAATCAACTTGGGGCTATCCAGATAAGATTAATACAACCACTTCGGCTTCCAGTGAATTTGAGCAATGGGTTTATAGAACACCATACTCAGGCTCTAAGTATTTGCACTTTACAAATGGAAGAATAACTTCAGTTTCCAACTAAGCCACCTTCGGGTGGTTTTTTTAACCCTAATTCTTCCCGCTTCGGCGGGTTTTTTATTGCCTAAAATTCAGAGGTCTTCATGTCTGGAAAAAATTTAACTTTTAAACTCGTGCTAGACGCTGACAACAAAGGGCTCGTAAGTACGGCAAAGAACTCTGAAACGGTAATAAAGGCTGTCTTTGACTCAATTAAAAGTGAATCAGATAAGTTAAAACAGGCAACTGAATCAGCCTCTAAAGAAATCGGCAATATTGTCCCAAAAGGCACAAGCGAATTAGCAGATAAGCTTTCTCAATCTCTAAATGCAGCTACCGGCATCATCAAAGATGCTGGTGATAATGCAAAATCCACAGCAGGTAACTTCACTGATTTCGGAATTAAGGCTGAAAAAGCATTAGGTCAGCTCAAGATTGACTTAGCTCAAGCTAAACAAAACCTAGAATCATTTTCTAAAACCAATGCTACGCCTGCCGATATTGAAAAAGCCAAAGTACAAGTTGATCAGCTTGAAAAAGAAGTTCAACAAGCTGATCAGGCATTTAATAATTTTCATGGTGAAGTAGGGAAAGCCAATACAAAACTAAACGAAACCGATAGTGCAGCTCAAACAGCTCAAAAAGGTATAGCAGGGCTTAAAACTGGCTATACAGCTCTTATTGGCGTGTTGGGCGGTATTGGTATTGGGTTGGGATTACGAGAATTAGCGGAAGCATCAGACTCTTATACTAATCTTTCTGTTCGCATTCAGATTGCTACCCGTGATGGTGGTAATTTTACATCTGCAATGGCTGGCGTTCATCAGGTCGCATTAGCAACAAATTCCAGTCTGGATACTACAGCCAGCTTATTTACCCGGCTAAATACAGTCGGTAAAGAAATGGGGATGAATCAGCAGCAGGCGTTAGATCTTACCAAAACGGTGACACAAGCAATTCAGATTGGTGGTGGCTCAGCACAGGCGAGTGAAGCAGCTGTTCAACAATTCATTCAGGCCATGCAGGGTGGTGTTCTTCGTGGTGAAGAATTCAACTCGATTATGGAGAATGGTTATGGCTTAGCCGAGGCACTAGCTAAAGGGTTAGGGGTTACTACTGGCGAACTCCGCAAAATGGCTGAAAATGGCGAGCTTTCCTCCGAGCGAGTTATCAAGGCTGTTCAAAGCCAAGCTAATCAGATTCAAGCTACATACAATCAGTTTCCAACAACAATTAGCAATGCACTACAACGCATTGCAACATCATGGCAGATTGTAATTGGAGAGATGGATCAGGCAAACGGCACAAGCGCCACTGTTGCCGATGCTTTGGTTGTGGTTGCAGACAATCTTGGAATTATAAAAGTATTTTTGGATGATGTAGGTCTTGGTTTTGCTTCACTAATTGGTGATTTGCAAGGTGGGATCGATGCAAGCACTATAGATGCTTTTAAGAGCGCAATTTCATCTGCTTACGATGTTGTTAAAGACCTGGTAGCAACTTTATATGAATTCGGCACAGATGTTATTGATATAGTTGGAACATCACTAACCAGTGCTTTATCAATATTTTCATCATTCACTGGCGGAGTGACGGAAGCTGGTAAGCAGATCAGCTTTTTAGAGCGAATTCTTCAGGGTGTTTCAATCACATTTGGGTTTATTAGTGATGGTGCTACCGCAATAAAAATTGCCCTACGTCTTCTTACTGGTGGATTCTTCGACTTAGCATCGGCTGCAAATAGTGTTATGGCAGCACTTACCTGGGGTGATGTAAGTAAACAGTTTGCTGCCAATGCTGATCTGATGAAAGATAAGGCTAAGAAGTATTATGCTGAAGCTGATCGAGAAGCTCAGGAGTTCCATTCCAAAGGCTTGCAGCGTCTAAAAGAGGCAGCTCAAACGCAAACTGAAAAGGATGCTGAAACAGTTGCATCATCCAAGGCTAAGTTAGATCAGTTACTTGCTGATCAGCAAACTGAAGTTAACGGAAAGAAGGCAGCTGAACAAGAAAAACTCGATGCTGTGCAGGCTTACGCTGAGGCTGCTATTAAAGCTAATGGCGGTGTAATGGATGGCACCATGCAGGCTGATTTAATGACGAAGGGTTATATCGTCACAATGGATCAAGCTGGCAATGTTGCAGTTGAGGGATGGAAGAAGGCAGAGAATGGTGCGGAGAAGTCAGCAGCCTCAGCAGATAAAGCGCGTAAAGCAGCTGCTGCTCTCGGTTTAGATCTTGATATTTCGCTTAATCGTGTGTCATCTAAATTTAAAGAGTCCGAAGGTCAATTAAACAACTTCACTCAAGGACTCGAAAAGCTTGGTATCGAGGGAAAGCAAGCAGCATATGTAACCTATGAAGCATGGCTTAAATGGCTAGAAGCTGCCAAAAGCCAAGCTGAAATTGACTTTGCAAAAACCAAGCTGAAAGAATTTGGTGATCAAGGTCAGATTTCCACATCTCAAGTCGAGCAAGGTTTGATTGCAATTAAACTTCAGGCCCAAAAGTTACCAGATGACATTGATCCGGTAACAGAAGCTTTCAAGCGCCTAGGTATTCAGACCAAAGAGCAGCTAAAGCTTTCTGCTCAACAAGCATTGATGGATTACATCACGATTCGTGATAGCGGCAAGGCCACTGCCGAGGGTATTCAGAAAGCTTATGAGAAGGCAGCTCAGTCTGCTGCTGCTTCAGGTGATGCCGGTGTTATTTCTGCTACTAATGCTGCTAATGCTGGTCGAAATCTCGAAATTCAAATTAATGACACAGGTATTGCTGCCGTCAAATCCATGGATGAGTGGTCTAAATCCAATGACCGTGTACGTGATTCTGCGAGAGGGATCGGTGACGGTTATCGTCATGCCGGCCAGATTGCACGTGAGGAGGCTAAATCTTCTACAGAGGCATGGAGTGATGCGGTTGCAGCTGCTTCCAAACAGTTCGACGCTGAAATGAAACGGCAGAGCAAATCATTAAGTCAAGGTATCTATAACTATAACTCTTACAGTAAAGCTGATGTGTTATCACAGCTTAAAAGTAAGGGTTATAGCGATAAAGAGGCTGAAAAACTTGCTGGCACTATTTGGTCTGAGGCGATGGCAGCAGATCGTAGTGCTAAAGAGCAAGGTCTGGGTAAGGGTGGAAACCTGGGAATAAAAGCACTAATTAATCAAGAGTTCGATGCAGCTGCTGCTAAAGGCTTAACCACTCAATGGGGAACCAACAAGATTAATGACCTTCTTCGCCAGATGACGGCCAGTAATCTTGTTTCAACAGGTCCTTCAACCAAACCGGTTGATGTGAATAGCCTGGCACCGAATGTGAATATAGCAGCTCCAAATACACCAGCAGCACCTACATCTAGAACTGTGCAAAACAACATCTCAATTAATGGCAAAACCATCAGCATCCCGGTGGCTGAGGAAAATCAGGGTAACTTTAATGACTTCCTGAGTGAACTGGAAATGCTAAAAAAGAGAAGCTAATGAAACTAATACGTATAGCTACATCCGAAACCGTCCCTCTTGAGGACGGTTTTTTATGGTCGGATGAATTTGAATGGAACAGGATTGAACAGAACATTAAACCAGCCATTGATGGCACTCCCATCATTCAGGAGGGAAAATGGAAATCTGGACGGCCCATTACTTTGACTGCAGACAAGAATATGGCTTGGCTCAAGCGACACATTGTTAGCAAGCTTAAAGACTTTTCTTTATTACAAGGTGAAAACTTCACATTAGCTTTTGAATATCCGCATGACCGGCGGCAGTTCAATGTGAAATTTCACCATGCAGCCAATGCTATAGAGGCGCGACCTGTAAAAGATCATCCAACCGTGTCTGAGGATGATTATTACAACGTGACTTTGCGGTTTATTGAAGTGGGGGAGCTATACAGTGGCTATTGAAACCAAAGACTTGGTGCTCTACAAATCAGAGCGCTTAATGGATACAGATGATGGCGGCGGTAAATATTCAGGCCAGATGATTGAGGATGGCCAAAGCAACAATTTATTTCCTGATATCTCTGAATTAAATCGTGCCATGGGTGATGTATCCATGCGTAAGTTCTTTCCTGCAGTCACAACAGCAGGGAATGAAGTACTCATGGGCGCAACGGTATTTATCTCGAAAAATCCCAAAGACCCGAATGTTTCCGCTTTACTGTTTAGTACTAAGTCATGGACTGATGAGCGCAAGTCAGCCAAGAACCGGGTAGAGAACTATTCAGTTAAAGGGGGGCAAATTGCCGGAACACCTCTTGATACCCATTACAAAGGTATGAAAACCCTGCAGGTTGCCATGTTTCCAAGTGAACCAGAAACTGCCGTAGGAAGCACCTTGGTACTGGTGTCTGATGAAGGTGAAGACCATGAGCATGAGCAATATGTACGTGTGACCAAGGCCGAAACACGTATTGCAAAAGTAATAATTGATGGCAAAGAGGTTGAGTACAAGATAGCGACTTACTCTATCAGTGACGCACTTGATCAGGACTTTATCGGACTATCAGCAAGGCTTTGGTATCAAGGTGAAAAATCAAGAACGATTATTCGCGAGACGATTGTCGCTGATACCGGCAAATACTATGCCTCATCAAATTTAGCATCTGATGGCAAGGTGGGTGAATTTACAGTCAATGCCAAAAGTATTTTTGCTCAACTTGTGCCCTCTGCTCAAACAGAAACACCAATTCTTAACGTAAACGCAGCGGGTGAAAATTTAGTTCTGGTCGCTGGTAATGATGAAACCATTACAGCCCATTATCCAAATATTACGGTTGATGTGAGTCAGAATCTTTACATTGGTTCTGCCGTTATTCCATCAAGTGTTTCATTTACCCTGCAGGGCCAGCAAATCACTGATCAAGGCGGGTTATTAAAAAATACGCAAGGTACTCAAGTTGGAACCATTGATTATCAACGCGGTTTAATCCAGTGGACCTCTGCTGTGGTGGGTGGTAATGAGTATTTAGATATTACCTTCAAGCCTGCAGCTGCACCAATGCAACATTATCAAAGCCAGGCAATCCCGGTGAGTCAGCTTAATCAAGGTACCAACTGGACTGGAGTTCTAATTCCAATCCCAGCCCCTGGTGCTTTGACTATTTCTTACATGTCCCAAGGAAAATTTTATGAACTTAAAGATGATGGGTCGGGTCAGCTTAGGGGTGTGAGTTCATCTTTTGGTTCAGGTGTGATCAATTACGAAACCGGTTCATGGTTACTCACCACTGGTGCTTTACCTGATGTGGATACGCCAATTCTATTGAGTTGGGGTACACCGATTGCTACTTTCGTGCGATCAAACTTGAGTGTAGAAAAAGCTGCATTTGATTTTGATTTGGGACGGCCAGCGGTTTTACCGGGTATTACCATTAACTGGCTCCTTGAGGGTGAGGCTAAAACAGCAACATCCAATGCTCAAGGCAAGTTTACTGGCGATGCTACAGGTGAAATCAACTACGCCACCGGTATAGGCAAGATCATTCCGAATAAACTTCCACAAAAGGGCACAGTCTTCTCGGTGATCTATAACTATGGCGCGTCGCTTGAGCAGACCAAGATGGATGTTGCACCCGATGCTAATCAGAAACTCAGCTTTACGATTGGAACAGGTGCAGCGATTCAAACCAATAGTGTCGAGTTAAAAGTTCCTGTTCAAAGTAGTGAAGGGGTTACAGGAACCGTGACGCTGACGGATGTACCAGTGAATTCTACGATTGGCAACCTGGTGAATGAGCGCGGTCAGATTCAAGGCACAATCACCTATGCCACTGGTACGGTTGAAGTCACACCGCAAGGTACGGCAAATAAATTTGTACCAACCTATACAACTACAGCTGTCTACGGAACTGCATAGCGAGGAAATATGTCTTTTTATTCTCCACAAACATCCAGCATTCGGGGTGAACAGGTTGAGCTTAGAGCCTATAGTGCCGTCGATGTACAAGTGAAATACCGTGATACCTCAGGCTCGAATTCAGCAACGCATACCGTCACTGCCAACAAACTCAAACTGGATTTATCTTCTGGATTTGACGAACAGATTTTGACAGGTTCAGCGCGTTTTAAAGTGGGTGCTGATACCTTTCTTGATCGGACCGGTTTGTTATATCGTAATGTGGATCCTTTAAATAACAGCGGGATTCAGTCCGGAGTTATCCAGTACGGTACCGGGCTCGTTGAAATCGATTCCTGGACACCAAATGCAGATAACACGATTGCACTGGAATCTTTAACCACCACCACCGACCTGCCACCTGTCAATAAAATCAATTTTAGAACACCGATCATGCCAATCCGCCCACAATCCTTAACCGTGGTTGTAGGTACGATTGAGCACGGCCAGATGACTCTAACCGCAGATGAAAACGGGGTAATTGAAACCAATCGGGCACATGGAAAAGTGAGTTACGACACCGGATTTGTTAGTATTTACTTTTATACCAAAACCAAGATTACTGAAGCCAACCGAGCCGAAATTATGGCTAATGACTGGTACGATCCACTACTGGAATATAATGAAGGTGCTGATACTTATATTAATGTGCCAGTCTGGGTAGATGCTTCCTCGGTACGGTATAACGCAGTGGCTTATACTTACATTCCACTGGATTCTGAAATTTTGGGCCTGTCAGCGACTCGTCTGCCACTCGACGGACGTGTTCCGATTTTCCGGGACGGAGATATTGGTATTGTCAGTTCAAGCAAGGCTTTTGAACTGCCAGATGAGGTTGCAGGTAAAATTTATGACTTACCAGATCAGCGTATTAGTTGGGCAGAGCTGGAAGATACCGAAGGGGTCAAGATTCCATTTGATATGTACTCAATTGACTATGATTACGGCAAGCTGACTTTAGGTGGTGATTTTGCCCTAAATAATTTAAGTGCACCGCTCACATTGCGCTATCGCTATCAGGACATGCTTTTAATCAAGGATGTTCAGATCAATGGCCAGATTACCTTTACCAAGCCGCTGACACATAACTATGATTATGAAGATACAGTAGTGGGTTCAGCACTGGTGATTGACGATATGCAATCACGTTATACCGGCAAGTTTGTACAAGAGACCTGGGATAGTATCTGGAACGATCAGCCTTCCGAGGGCGCTATATCTGCAAACTATAATGATGCCTTATATCCGGTTGAAGTGACCAACAAGGGAGCAATTCAGGAAAGATGGGCTTTGGTTTTCATTAGTGATACCAATTTTAGAATTGTAGGTGAAACAACTGGCCAACTGGCGGGAACCGGTTCAATCAATGCTGATTGCGCCCCAATCAATCCGGTCACCAATTCACCTTACTTTGTGGTAAAAAAAGAAGGGTGGGGAGCAGGTTGGACCAGCGGCAATGTACTTCGTTTTAATACAGTTGCTGCCATGTTCCCGGTGTGGGTGATCAGGACGGTGAAACAGTCAGAACCGACCGTATTATCAGATGAGTTCCAGATCATGCTGCGTGGCGATATTGATCGCGTAGTTTAAAACTTAAATTAAATATGGCCGCTTCTTGCGGTCTTTTTTATGGAATAAATAAAATGGTCACAGGCAAAACAGTCAAATTCTTCACTTCAAAAAATAACAATGCTCCGCAGCTCCAAAATGCACACGGCTCAATGCTAACTTTATTGGATGCCTGTCTTGTTGCAGGTATACAAGTTGGAACAGTAGCCTTGTTAACAGCGAGTGGTGCCACAGCGACAGCCACATTTGGTATGGCGCATAACTTGATGAAGCATCAAGTTGTCCGGATCAGTGGAGCCAATCAAGCCGAGTTTAATGGTGACTTTAAAGTTAAACAGATTGTCAATGAAACCACAGTCAAATTCGAACTGAATACATCAGCAACGGTCGCCAATGCCACCGGAACAATTAACTGTTTGCTTGCACCGCTGGGATTTGAAAAACCTTTTTCAAGTACAACAGCCTTGGGTGGAGGGCGGGCAGCTTTTCGCTCGAAAGATGAGTCTCTACCGAACAGGCCTTTTTTACGTGTGGTGGATGAGCGGATTTCCAGTTACAGCACCAACTATGCAAAATATGCCAAAGTCGGAATTGTCGAGAACATGACTGATATTGATACCATGACCGGGGTACAGGCCCCCTATATTGCTTCAGCAGCCACACGTAACTGGAATCCGACAGGAAGTGGAACCAGTATTAAAAATGGCTGGGCCAAATGGTATTATTTTTCAGTTGGTGAGCCGTATGCGGATAGTAATTCTCTTGCAGATTATCAAACTACAATCGGGTCTTGGTTGGTAATAGGCACTGATACTGGATTTTATGTGCTCAACAGTGTCAGCAATGATGCAAACATCCTTGAAATAGATCGCCAAAGAGCGTACTGCTATGGCTTTGGTAATTTTGAACCAATAGCTGATGATGACCTCTTTATACATTACTTATTGGCAACTAATATTTGGGAGAGTGCGCAAAACATCTACTATCATGCCGAGCAATACTCCAATAGCATTACTATAGGAGCAGAAGATCCAGGTAATGGAACTTCGGGGCGTAGTGTGTTTTTGCAGCGGGGTTATAAAAAATCATCATATGCACAAGCTGAAGGACGAAAAGTCACAATTGAGAATTCCCCGGTAGTGAGTGGCAATTCTGCTGGTTATTCAACTTCAGCTGCAGAGATAGGGGGATTGTTACTGCAAGCCCCATTAATTTTGGAAATTAACAGCAGTTCACAGTTTCTACCGAGAGGCTTCTTGCCAATCATTAAAACAATTCCCCACAAAGTAGCCTATACAGATTTGCAACTATTAGAGCAGGGTGGTAGAGCTTATCTAGTCAAAAAAGTATTTGGATCAGGAGCTTATTCCGATGGTTTTGTTATGTTTGACCTTGGAGATATCTAATGGCTATCAAGATCATTCATCCAGTTTCTTTGGTATTTAAAAATAATATTGCTTTTAAGATAGAAGATTCCAAATCAATCAAAGGGCAGGTTCAGGAAAAGAAAGTACCACTGCCTTGCCGGGTGCGCTTGTTTGAGCGTAAGTCCGGGCAGTTAATGGCTGAAGTCACAACAGATTCTCAAGGTCATTATGTCTTTTATAATTTAAATGATGAGGAGCGATTCTTTGTTGTTGCCCATCATCCAAGGCTTCAGTTTAACGCAGTCATTAAAGATAATTTGGTGCCAAAATGATTACACCCTCCTTAAATGCCGGGCTATCGATGCTGCAGGCACTGACACTATTTATTGACCAAGGTAGCGCAAATGCTACCTTTGTTTTTTATGAGGATAACAAACCTGCAGATACCACTTTTCCGGCGAATGAAGCAGCTCGACTGGTAACTATGGAGCTGCCCAAACCCAGCTTTAAGCGGCTAAAAAATAGCAGCATTGAACTATATCCCACTGATGAAGGCACTGTGATCAAGACTGGAAAAGTAGTTTGGGCACGACTTTATAATGGTGATGGGATCGCTGTAATGGACTTTGATTGTGCTGTTGACATGGCACTTGATACCGTGGATCTGGTGATGGGGGCTTCATACGATCTGGACTCAATTGAATTCTTCCCATCAATTTAATGAGGTGAGCATGTGTCGAATTATACGCCACCGGATGCACATAATTTAATTCTCGACTTTGATGAGCCAGCAACCAGCTCGACAGATTTAAATTTCGGGGACGCTGCAAGTAGTAATACCGTTTCAGCCTGGGTGGGGTTAAGGCTCACAAGCCAGATCCATGGCAAGCAGATTGACTCAGCCAAAGATCAGGTGCTGGCCACGATCAGAACTGGCATTAAGGTACAGATTAGTGGCAAGCAGACAATTAACTATTTGCGAAAAGTCAGGGCAGTCATTAATACTGGTGTACTGGGGGAATTTAGTGATCATTTTGATTTGAACTTTATTGCTGGTGTATCCAGTCAATTCAGCGCGTCATTTCAGAAAGCCTTATTTAAAGCAATTCAAGTGAACACACTCTGGGCCAAACCTGTCTTAAGGGTGCATAACAGCGCCTTTTATTTTGAGCGCAGCTTGAGCTTAAGCAATCATGCATGGGTTGGTTTTGATAAAGCCAATACGCTTCATCGTGCCGTTCAAATGATACATGAGCAGGCAACAGGACTATCGCGCAGTGCTTATCTGAAATGGCAAGAAAATGAACGTCTGGTTATCTCCAAGACTTTGGTATTTGAAGAATCCAGCAAGCTCAGGATTAATCGAAAAACTGACTGGGAGGAACTGGTCCGGAAGCGTCGAAATTGTACCTATTCACATCAAGTAGCCCACGTCTTTGAAAAGCATTTTTCATTTGAGTGGGATAAAGGTCTTGAGTTTATTACCAGCAGTTACATTGCATGGGATAAGGCCAAAGCTATTCATTACCGCAAGCATCCGGTATTACCATGGCCAAAACCTGAACCACCGCAGTATGAAAGTGACAATGATCTTAATTTTAATTGCCTGTGTGATGACCAGGATGCACATAACCTTATTTTAAATTTCGGGGATGATGAGTGTATTCCCGGTTTACCAAATCAAAATTGGTGGTATATCGTGAATGAATTATCAGTAAGCCGTCTGGATAATAGGGAGAATATCCTTGTTTATGATGGTAATTACAGCACAGATCGTAATGGTTGGTGCTGGTCTTATAGCTTGACCGTACCAGTATCTGAAATATCTAAACTTGAACCGATCGGTGGTTTGCCGGTGATTTTAAAAATCATGGTAAATGGCAATGAACATCATATGTTGCTGGAAAATCGAAGCCGTTCAAGACGTTTTGCCGAAATCACCTATGTATTAAAGGGTCGTAGCCAGTCAGCGTTACTTGATGCGCCTTATGCGCCCGGACGGTCATTTACTCAGGAGAATGAGCGTACGGCTCGACAGTTGTGCCAGGCTGAACTGGATCGCGTGAATAGTTCAACGCAGCTAAAGTGGGAGTTGGTTGATGAGCTGAGCTGGATCATACCGAGTGGCAGTCTAAGCTACTCCAATATGACACCCATTGCTGTTATTAAGATGATTGCCGAAAGTGCGGGCGGCTTTGTATATAGTGAAAAAGGCAGCAATACCATTACAGTCAAGCCCAAGTATAAGAAGACATTTTGGGATTCAATTGCGATTGAAGAGTATGACCGATTGATTCCTGAAAGCTTGGTGACAGAGCAATCTACTGATTACGAACTATATCCAGATTATAACGGAATAACTTTGACCAATGATCGTGGTCAGCTGAGTGGACAAGTGCGACGTACAGGCACGTCAGCCAATACCCTGCTGGAGACTGTCAACAATCCGCTATTTACAGTTGAAAGTATGGGTGTATATGGCAAGACAGCTCTAGCCAAGGCTGGCATGGTCGAAACTCACAATCTGGTCATGCCGGTGAATGTAAATACTGGCGAATGTGCCCCGGGTGAGTTAGTAGCGTTTAATGCGGAATGGTGGGGTATGGTTGAGAGCGTGAGTGTTTCATTCAATCATGCAGTAATTAATCAAAGTATCAAAGTGGAGAGCATTAACCGTGAGTAATCCATTGCAGCGTTTAATTGATTTGCTTCCGAAGGCTCCCGAATTTATTGGTACGATTACTTCCGCAGACCATCCGAATTATAAGGTTTTAGTGGTGGATGGAACCGGTTTGGTAATGTGTACCAGTAGCACCAAATATACAAATGGCACTCGGGTATTTGTATCCAATAATGAGATTAAGCGTCTAGCACCAGAAGGAAGAGTAGTAAGAATAGAAGTCTAATGATCAACAAAATAACCGCACCTTCGGGTGCTTTTTTATTACCAAAATTTAGGGGGCGCAATGTCAAATGATCCACCACCAGAGCCGAAAGGCTCTTTTTTAATGCCAATTTTATAGGGGGATGTATGACTAAAGGGGATGTATATGGACTTTCTTAGTCAAGTATTGGAAAGCATAAAGAACCATTCACACATCCTTTTTACAGGTGTGCTGGGTGCAACTTTTGGCTTTCTATTAAGCAAGGAGCCAACTCGGGATCGCTGGATAGGGTTCTTTGCGGGCTTCATTTTATGTGTGGTCTTTGCTGAGCCAGCGAGCTTATTTCTTGCTAATGGCAAGTACCCTGAGCTATTTGGTTTTGTCTTAGGTGCTGCTGGTAAGAGTACAGCTGAAGCATTATTAAGTTTGGCTCGATCAAGACTTCTTGGTTTAGTCAAAAAGGAGAATGAAGATGCTGCTAATCATAAGTAAGACGGCATTGGTATTGTTTCTGGTTTCGTTTGCAATCATGGTATTTCACCCAAAAATTAAATTACCAAAGCACATCGACTTTCTTTTGATGCTGTCAATTATTTTTGGGGTAGCACTCTTTGTAAAAGATGATTACTCACCCAGCCCAGCCGGAACTCTTTTTTACACCACAGTAAGTATTGTATTCGTACTTTTCACCCGACAGCTTTATATCTGGGGAAAAGAGGGTGCACGTCCTAAATTTTTTAATACGGATAAAGATGATGAACACCACTCAAATTAAGAAACTCCAAAAAGCAGTAGGTGTGCATGACGATGGCATTATTGGCCGTGGCACCCTGACCGCAGTATTTAAAAAATTGGGTGCCAGTCAGTCACGTGCTGAAGAACTTGGTCTTGCTGCCAATGTTCATTTGCGTACCTATGGCATCTTAGACAACTCACTTCGCTTTATTCACTTTCTTGCACAGCTGGCACATGAGTCTGGTAACTTCCGATACATGGAAGAAATCGCTTCAGGTGCAGCCTATGAGGGTCGAAAGGATCTAGGCAATATACAAGTAGGCGACGGCAAACGATATAAAGGTCGTGGGCCAATTCAATTAACTGGCCGTACCAACTATCGCAAGTATGGGCAGCAGCTTGGCATTGACTTTGAAAACAATCCTGAAGTTGTAGCGATTCCTAGCATCGGCCTTATGGTCGCTTGCAAGTTCTGGTCTGACAATGGTTTGAATGCTTTAGCCGATAAAGATGATGTGTTGACCATTACACGCCGGATTAATGGTGGTACTAATGGTCTGGCTGATCGTAAAGTTCATCTGGCTAAGTTGAGGGGCTGGATATGATAAAAGCCTTCATCGCTAAATTTTACGAAGCCGTCATTATATTTTTGTCGGCTTTTTTATTGCTGGCCTTAATTGGTTTAGGTGTGCAGACATGGCGTGCATCAACTTGGCAGAAGTATTACGACACTCTCGATGCTAAATATCAAACCGATCTAGCCAAGGCTGAAGCACTAACTGAAAAAGCGAAAGCTGATGCTCTTACTAAAGAAAAACAATGGTCCGACAAGCTACTCAAAGCGGAGATTCAACATCGTGAAGATATCAAACACATCATTGCTGATAGCAATAGCGCTAAGTCCGCTATTGACAGGCTGTCAAAGCAAATCGATACAGCCTCAAGTCGTATGTCCACAGCTACCCGAGAAACCATCATTGAGTACACCATTACCAACAGTGAGTTACTCGAAGCTTGCACAGCAGAATATCGAAGTATGGCAGAAAAAGCAGATGGCCACGCAATTGATGTCGAAAGATTAAGAGAAGTTTGGCCAGAAGATAAAGCCCTCAAGTGA